CTTTACAAGTGCCCTCATCCGTTCTACATTACATTCGTTCCTGAGGGATTCACCAATGTTTGATGAGATGTGGCAGGAGATTCAAGATGCTCCTGGTGAGATCTTTGACATTCCCGAACTTCGTGATCTGGATGATGACAAGTTCGATTACAATGAGTACATTCTCTCCAACATTGATTACTGAAATGACCACCACTTCGTTGACATTTGAAGAACTGGATGCCATTCTGGCATTGATTGAGTTTCACGATGATTGGGATGAAGTGAGTGAGATCGTGGGGGCAGATGTTCCTGCCCTCTATGAGAAACTGTCCGAAATGCGTGATGAGGTCTGATGTACCGCACACTTTCTGAACTTCGTGACTCTATCAATTCAATGATTGAGAGTCAAGGTGAGAACGCTCCCTGTGCTGCATTTGTATTCACCAAAGAAGATGTGTTTGAGTATGATGTAGATGACAATGAGGACAAGTATTTTCCTACTGTCTTCACAGAAGATGTGCTCTGTGATGTAGGTGGATCATCTTACATTTACGAACAGGTAGGTGAGATGATTGATGATGCAATCCGCCTTCGTAAGAAACTCCCACTCTACGCTAACTGATGATGAACCGCACTGAACTCCAGGATCAACTCATTCAGCAGATGTTGGATGACATGGATCTCAAAACAATGACCCAACTTTGTTATGATTATCTGGATGAGGGTTATGCAAAGTATTCTGATGAAGAATTGACCGAAGAGGTTAATCAATACTATCCTGAACTGCTGGATGGTGTGACAGTCGACTAAGTGGCACAAGGGGGGTTGCAATGCCCCCTGATCTGGTCCATACTACTCAAGTCAACGCAACCGACCCCAATGCGTAAGATCGAACAGCAAATGAACGCCGCCATTCGTGACTCCCGCGATTGGAAGTCTGGCAACACTGAAGTTACTTTTGACTCTGAAACCAATGAGTCGAAAGTGTTCCTGCATGGCAACCACATTGCTACCATCGGTGATGACTTCGTGCAAATCTTTGATGGTGGTTGGCAGTCTAACACCACCAAATCCCGCCTGAACGCTATTCTTCAAGATCACGGAATCAAGGGCGAATGTGTATTCCAGCGCAACTGGAATTGGTTCGTTCATAAGTTCATCGGGCAGGCAGGAACTTCTCCTGTGTTCAACGAACTCGAGTTCACCAACGGATTCGTGTTCGCCTGACGAACTGGCACATCGGGTGCCCACACGGCACCCTCACCCCCTATACTACATTCGTTCACACAAAACACCAATGGAAACCTTCCTCGAGACTTCCTTCCAGAACGTTCGTTCTTCCAAGCGTACTGATGAGTTTCATAAAGTTCTGCTGGATGAGATTCTGAACGCAAATCCTTCGTGGGCAGAGTATGATTGGAAGTTTGAGTATCAACTTCCCGTAGATGGTTTTGGTGGTACATTTGACATTGACATTGCTGGGTTTAGTAATGGTGAACTTAAGGTTGCTATTCTTGGCAAAGCACTCAACAGCAACATTAACAAAAACATCAAAAACTACGCTAACACCAGTGTAGGTGAAGCAGCACGTTTGATGTTCGCTCCTGACATTGAGATGGAAAAAGTGCTGTTCGTGAGTGTTCTTCCCCGTGTGGCACCACGTTTCAACAAAGCGGGTGAAGTTCAGGGTTTCGATGATGTCGTGAGTGCCAAAGAGCGTACCAAGATTAACCACGTTCTGCAAGCACAATACGATGGTATTGTTGAGGCAATCGACCTGTACTTTGACATTGAAGGTGTAAAGACTCTGCAAGAGTTCAACACCATTAGCATCAACAATCTGGACACTCTGACTCTGGTGTGACAGTCTGACAAGTGGAACACGGGGGGTTGAGTTCCCCCCTTCTTCGTGCCATACTACGTTCATCAGCAAACAACCCGACCAATGCAACTCTACATCCTCAAAGAAGTTCTTTACGATTACACTGACGGAATGGCAGTTATCGCTGCTGAATCTATGCCTCAGTGTGAACAGATCTTTATGGAAGAGTTTGGGTATTTCACTGATCGTAATGGTGAACGGGTGAAGGATGAAAAGGTACAAAAAGAGTTCAACAATGCTAAGGTTACTATCATCGAAAGCGTAGGACTTGATGAGGCAGGTATTGTAGAATACGTTTACGGTGGGGGTTGATAATGACACCATCTACCCGTGCAATCGTAACCACAAGAATGGCAACTCACACACAGAATACGCCAGTCAATTCTGAAGCATTTCGTGCTAATGAAACTGATACGATTGGACTGGTAGTTGTTCTCAGTGGTCTTGCTGTTATTTGTCTCTTCTCTGCTCTGATTGACTGATGACTGATTTTGTTTCTGAATCCGAAGTGAAGCAAATGATGCTCATTGAGGCACTTGAGTATTACATTCAAGGATTGAAAGATGATAATTGTAATCAGGCAGCGATTGATGCCTTCACCGACCTTTTGACTGAGATTGAGAATGACTAACGAACAAAAGATCCAAGCACTACCCACAATCCGTACCTTCCCATATACGATTGGTCTCCGTACATACTTCTCGGAAGAAGAATATCAAAAAGCACTCCACGATTTCCTGACTTGGAGAAACCATCAACAGAGCAAAAGGAACCGCACTAATGATGACTGACACAGACAAAGTAGAAGCACTGAGTGACCTTCTCTCTAATGTCATTCACTCTCTGGAGATGACAAAATATCTTATTGATGATGCAGATAAAGCATCATCGGTCGTTCGTGAAGCAGACAAGTTTCACCAACAAATGCTGAACATTCTTTACCCTGACGCCTGAAATGATTACCGCAACTGAACTGCTGGACTTTCTCACCAAAGCACAAAAAGTTTCTCCTTGTGGAGCAACCTTTCGTCAAACTGATGAAGGTTATAAAATCACTCTGTATTGTGATTGGCACGATGATGGCAATAACTATAAACAATCTATTTTCATTGACAACGAAGGTGAATCCACTTGGAATAATGGAGGAGACTATGATTTCTACACAATGGATAACATTTTGGATGAAATGCTTGTGAAACAACAAGAGAAAGAAATCAAAGCACAAAAGCGTAAAGAACTGATTGAATCTCTCACACCAGAGCAAAGAGAACTGCTGGGGGTGTGACAGTTGACCTAGTGGCACACACCCCCTTGTGCTGCCTTCCCATTCGTGCCATACTACGTTCATCAGCAAACAACCACGATGCAAAACAAGCACCAAGAGCACCCCGAAGATACCATCCTCACGGGTGATTTGACCGTGCTCGACTGGTTCGTGACACCTGGCACCCTGAGCGTTAAGATTGACGGAGCACCCGCAATCGTGTGGGGGATTGATCCTGCGACTGGTACGTTCTTCGTGGGTACAAAAGCAGTATTCAACAAAAAGAAGATTCGTATTGCACACTCTCACGATGAGATTGACCAACACTATGAAGGCAACGTTGCAGACATTCTGCACACTTGCTTTGACATTCTGCCCCGTACTGAGACAATCTATCAGGCAGAGTTCATCGGGTTTGGTGGATCTGATGAGTACACTTCCAACCTGATTACGTATCAGTTCCCTGAGATTGTCACTCAAACTATTATCATCGCTCCGCATACTTGCTATTATGCTGAGAATGATCTGCGTGAGGCAGTAGCGTATCCTGATCGTGCAACTTGGAATGATACTGAAACGGTCAAGTTTGTGAAACCTGATGCCTACATTCTGCACGGTCAAGAATCGTTCGCTGATGTAGAAGAAGTGTGCAACTTTGCCCGCCAGATGGCAACCACCTGCCAGTTCGTTTCTAACACCGAAGCGGCAAAGATTAAAGTTGCCATTAACGCTTGCATCCGTGAGCAACGTGAGATCGAAGATGATGCATTTGGATGTGATCCTAACCTGATTCGTTTGTGGAAACTGGTTAAATCTATCAAAGAGGATTGCCTATTCCTGTGCCGCAACAATGGTCCCGCAGCATACATCAAACAGGACCGAATTGATGCGGAAGGTTACACAATGACCAATGAGTTTGGTATGTTCAAACTGGTGAAGCGTGAAGTGTTCTCCTACCACAACTTCACCAGCGGACGCTTTCAGTGTACCAGTGCCTGAACCGTCCACCTGAACCCGCAGGGGGGCACTGCTGCCCCCTATACTGATCTCAGTTCACAAGCGAACCCAATGCCTAACACCGCTACCCTGATTGCCATCGGTGAAATGATCGTTAATGCATCTGAGACGTTGCCTGCAACCACCAATGCAAACATCCGCATTATGCAGGGTGAGAAGTGTGGCGCTGAGATTCTACGTCTGATCGTTCGTGATAACTTAGGTGGCGCTGCCAATGTTATCACCAATGCCCTTTGGGTCACTCGCTGAACTGGCACAGGGGGGACTGAGATCCCCCCACCAACCCCCTATACTGACTTCAGTTCAAACGAAACCAATGCAACGCCTTGACGTGATTTGCCCCTCCGCTCCTTGGGAGAACACTACCACCGATGAGGATCGTGCCTGGGATCTGTGCCTGTCACTCTCTGAGGAATACGGTTACGCTCAGGTTCGCCAGAACGGTATGATCATCGGTGACTACACTGACGGTCGCTGAATGATACAAAAGGGGGAGCACATACGCTCCCTTTTTTTATACTTTTTCTTTTTTTTTATTTCAAGGCTGCCCCCGTGACGACCTTTTTCGTCATCAGGGCTACCCCGCCCCTCCTTCGCTTGTGACCTTAGTATAAGGCCGCGGCAACCCCATACAACCCCCAGTGTGCCACTTTCTGAACTGGCACCCTACCCCCACCATCCTGCCCACTGCTGCCTCTATACTGATCTCATCAGCAACGGACCCCGTGCAGACCCTCAAAGCAACCGCCATCGCCCTGCTAGTCATCACACTGGCAACCGCTGGTTACTTTGCTCTGCTTCGCAATGGCAATGCCCGCATCGAAGCGAAGTGCCAGGCATCAGGTGGGCAGGTGCTTGTGACACCTGGTCAAGTGTCCAAATGCCTCCTGCCCGCTGCCCGCTGACCCCTTATACTGATCTCAGTTCACACAACACCGATGAGCACCGCAACCCGCCTCACCGCAAACCAGGCAAAGAGCGCCATCTACGATCTGGCGGATGACTTCTCATGGGAAACCGTTGCTAAGGAGATGGTCGCCCGCATGAGTGGTGATGAGGCACGGGACTTCCTCGAGGACTTCCAGCGCCTCTATGCCGACTGAGGCACTGGCACAAGGGGGGCACAGACCCCCCACCCCGACCCGCTACAATACTCTCACACGCAACCGATCCGATGCGAATCGAAGTCCGTTACCAGACCCCCTACAACGCTTGTGAGTGGCGGTCGCAGTGGTTCCCCACGCTGGCAGAGGCAGAGCGTATGGTAGAGTTCTACCGCTCCTGCGGATCGCCCTCTCACATCGCCCCCAGCAGCATGGCACAGTTCGCTCACCTGATTCCCGACTGATGATCACCGCAGCATTCTTCCTGATCGGTTACACTATGGGAGCAGGGCACATCCTGCTCCTGCAACGTATCCTCCGCCACCGATGATCAACACCCTGACCCGCTCACGATCCCCTGAGTTTCACCGCGCCACAATGCTCCGCCTGACAATCGCCGCGCTGCTACTCTGGGGGTTCTGGGGTCCACTGTACCCCGTCCGTAGTGTGACAGCAGACGTACTGTCCACTACCGCCGACCTCCTGCGTCGCTGACCCCTTATACTGATCTCAGTTCACAAGCGAACCGATGACCCGCACCAACGTCCTGCCCAACGACCTCTGCTCCATCACCCTGACTGAGGCACAGTGGAGCACCATCCGCACCGCCGTGCTCTGCCTGGCAGTCGATTGCCGCGTTGCTGGTAAGGGTGCTGACGCAGACTACTACCTGAACGCCTACAACATCCTGCGGGATGCGATGGGGATGGACGCCTGAGGCACTGGCACACGGGGGGTTCCACCCCCCTACCCTGACCCCTTATACTGATCTCAGTTCACACCCGAACCCCAATGACCGTCACTCTCACCGCTTCCTACCGCGACATGCTTGCCGCTGACACTGTAAGCAAGATCGACGAACTCCAGGAGGAGAACTACTCCCTGGAGGACATGCTGGAGTTCATTGATACCTACAATGAGAATGATTTTATCGCATACTATGAGGAGTATGTGCGTTGTGGTGAAGCAATCGGTTACGATGCTGTTGATGCTCTGATCGATGAAATGGGGTGCGTTTCTGACATTGAAGATTGTGATGAGCGTTTCCAAGGTTGGTATGAAAGTGAGGCAGATTTCGCTGAGCAGTTCTACTCTGATCTCTACGATGTCCCCTGTGCTCTGGTGATAGATTGGCAGGCAACCTACGATTCCTCCCTGCGTTACGATTTCACCTGCTGCGAGAAGTCCTACCGTCAGGTGGCAGTGTTTCGGGACTGCTGAGGGACAGTTGAGGGGGTGGCACACTGCTGCCCCCACTGCCCCCACTCCTGCCCTTATACTGATCTCAGTTCACACCCGAACCACCAATGGCAACCGCAACCTACCAGACCAACCTCACCGACCGCACCTACAACGGTTGGACTAACTACGAAACCTGGAACGTTGTGCTCTGGATTGAGAATGATGAGAGCATCTACAACTTCATTCAAGAGAATGACATTTGCTGCTATGAAGAACTGCTGGAAGCATTCTATGATCACGGCAGCATTCAGACCCCTGATGGTGTGATGTGGAACGACCCTAAGATCAACCGCGCTGAGATCAACGGCGACGTGTTCGATTCCTAAACTGGCACAAGGGGGGCACCAACCCCCCATCCTGACCCCTTATACTGATCTCAGTTCAAACGAAACCGATGACCGCTGACCTTGCTGCCTCCCTGCTCAACCGTGCCGCTAACGGTGCCGAACTGCTGAGCATCCTGGATACGATCGCCAACGACATTGCAGACGCCAACATCGCTGACTGCGCCGCCCATTATGCTCGCATCAGTGCCCAACCTACCCTGAGCGAAGTCCAGTTCTGATAGTGGCACAACGGAGGGGGATGACCCTTCCCTTTTGCCTCTATACTGATCTCAGTTCAAACGACCACTATGTGCCCAATCGACGCCTTTGAGATCCACCTGCAACTGTGTGAGGATCTCTACGATCTGGCAAACGCCATCGCCGCTGAGATGTATGGTTGCGATCTGCACCGCCTGGACCCCTCTGAGATCGAATGGTACAATGAGCGGGTGACCGCCGACAATCTGGAGGAGATGGCAAACGACCTTGCCGCTGCCGCTTGGCAGTCCTACTGATCTGCTACAATACTCTCAGTTCACAAGCAACCGACCCGTGTTCATCACCAACGACACTGCTGCCAACGACCCCGCCTGCCAGGCAGCGATGAAAGCATACGCCGCCCAACTCAAGCGGGAGGAGGAGCGCCGCCAGCAGATCCTGGCAGGCACCTACATCCCCTGCCCTGTCCAATCTACGGTCTGGCACATCAGCGACCGCGACTGACCCCACCGACCGACTAGGATACTCTCAGTTCAAACGAAACCAATGACCACCACTCAGAACCTCCGCTCCCTGATCGCTCACACCCTGACTGAGATCGACCGTGAGTTTCACGGTTGGACCTTTACCGCTGATGACTTCGCTGGTGAGTCGATCCACGATCTGCGGGAGTTCTGCTACCGCCACCACTCCCCCATCGTTCGGGCACTGCCCACGACGGTGATGATCTGAGGGGTCCGCCCCTTTATCTGCTACAATACTCTCAGTTCACAAGCAACCGACCGATGACCCGCCCCAACCTGGAAACCGAACTGATCAACGCCCTGAATGATCTCACCCCAGCAGAGCGCCAGGCATTGGCCGCGGCAACCCCTGCCGACTGGGCTGAGGCAGGTGCTGAAGTTCTGAATGACCCCACCTTCTGGGGTGAGATCGCTGCCGCTTTTGCTGAGGGTTTCACACGCGGTTTTGAGAATCGCCGCTGATCTGACCCGCTGATCTGCTACAATACTCTCAGTTCAAACGACCCCAGACCGATGACCGAAGCATACGCGATCTTCACCACTGGCACCGACTACTACGACCGCCCCGAACTGTTCGGACTCTATGTTTCCGCTGAGAAGGCAGAGGCAGAGGCAGCGGTGCTCCGCGAGCGCCTGGAGGATCCCGACTGTGCAGAATTCGAAGGGCAGCGCCTCTACGATCAGGTGACCGTGACCTACGTTCCGATCCGCTGAGATCCGATGGGGGGTTGACCGATCGCCCCCCTACCCTCTACAATTCTCTCAGTTCACAACCCGAACCGATGAACGACACCTTCGCTCAGATCCTCTGGAACGCCACCAACCCTGAGACTGGTACGATCCGATTCTCCACCGCCGCTCAGGCAGCAAAGGAACATGGTCTGTGGGATGACTTCCGCAGCGACTATGCCACCCTCTCTCAGTTCGGCGGTGTTGATACTGGTGAGTTCCTGGAGTGGTTGGGGTATTGACCCCTGCCCCCTGATGCCTTACAATTCTCTCAGTTCACACCCCACCGATCATGGCAATCTACTCCGCCTGCTCCAACCTTGAAACCCGCGAAACCATGTGGGTTGCACGCAAGACTGATGACGCCCCCCAGTACACGTTCGCTGGTCAGATCAACCCCGTAGAGGGTTGGTGGTTGGCAGGTGTCTCCGCCGATCGCTACGCTTCGGACGTGGTGGCACCCCAGTGGGAGGGGTGACCCCCCATCCTAGCACACGGGCAGTGGGTGCGTGGGATGCAGGTCCCCCGCCGCCCGCCCCGTGCGGTCGCGGCGCGTGATGGGGGGTTGTTATAAAAACCCCTAACTACCCTAACCTACAAAGTGTTACGGACGCGAGAGAAATATCAGACTCATTAAACATCGAAAATCAAAAAATTTTTCGCCAATAAAAAGTTCTCATAAGGTTGATATATAAAAAATAAAAAAATATCAAAAGAATGAGAAAAAAATCCGGAGAAGAAAAACGCCCCATAGAAGTCGATCCGATCAGTGGGGAGTATTCGATTAAACTACCAGAATGGATGGTCAATGAGCTTTCGTGGTACGAGGATACTGAGATTACGTTTACCTTAGAGGGTAGTGAACTTATACTTTCAGAATCCGAATGAAAAAATATGATATCTATGTAAAAGATAGATGTATCTTTCATTCAGTAACTGAAAGTGAATTCAAAACGACATGGAGCACTTTGAATATTATGGTCGGAATTATGAAGACTGAATACTGTTCAGAGGACCTCCATTACAAAGAAGTAGTTGATTGACAATCACTACATAATACTGTATGATATGACTGAAAATTAATCAAGTTATGACAAAAGGATTTACTGTAAAGGCAAAGAGTCCAGTAGTCACCAAAGAACCTGAATGGGACTACGACAAGGCAAGAGAAATGGTACGTGGAAAGACAATTGTATTTTGTCTTCCTGGACGTGGTGTTTCCTATACATATCTGAAAAACTTTGTACAACTTTGTTTTGATCTTGTACAAGCAGGTGCAAGTATTCAGATCTCACAAGATTATAGTTCAATGGTGAACTTTGCACGTTGTAAGTGTCTGGGTGCAAATGTTCTGCGCGGTCCTGATCAAAAGCCTTGGGATGGAAAACTGAATTATGATTGGCAACTGTGGATTGATAGTGATATCGTCTTTAACAGTGAAAAGTTCTGGCAACTCGTTCTGATGGATCAAGACATTGCCGCTGGTTGGTATTGTACCGAAGATGGTATGACCACCTCAGTTGCACACTGGTTGGATGAAGATGATTTCAGAGGCAATGGTGGTGTCATGAATCACGAAACTCTGGAAAGCATTCAGAAGCGTCGGAAACCATTTACTGTTGATTACACTGGATTTGGTTGGGTTCTGATCAAGAACGGTGTGTTTGAGCACGAAGAGATGAAGTATCCTTGGTTTGCACCGAAGATGCAGGTCTTTGAATCTGGTGAAGTTCAAGACATGTGTGGAGAAGATGTATCCTTCTGTTTGGATGCAAAAGAAGCAGGATTTGAAATCTGGTGCGATCCTCGCATTCGCGTCGGTCACGAAAAGTCACGTATTATCTAAGATGGCACAAGAGCGGTATAATATTCTCTGTAACGGTCGGAAAATATACCAAAACCTTACAGAGGAAGAATACTTCGATACTATGGAGGATCTGTCCCAACAGTTTTATGAGACAGGTTCTCCAAGTCCAAGCGAACTTGAAACTGAAATTTATTTGGAGAATTAAACAATGGCTGCAAAATCCAGTGGTGGTCTCAACAAAAGAACGTCTTATATTCCTGGACCTCCTAAAAAGTCTCGCCAAGGCGATGGCATGGGAACCAAATATGCCGCGTCTTCTCGCAATGGAGCACGTAAAAAGTATAGAGGACAAGGTAAAGGATAATGGCATATTTAAACCATAGTCTTCCTGATTGGTCTTGTTATATTCGTAATGAATTCTTATTCAACCATAAAAAGGGACATGGTGAAGTAACCAAATGTGATGTACATTCGGTCGCAAGTATTGAGAAAAGAGTTCCTCTATTTGAGGCATTTCTTGAAAATGGCGTGAATTGGACTCGGCGTCCTCTTCACGCTTTTTGCTGGAAACCCGATGCTGCAATCGAACCTCTTGAAGATATTATGTATTGGGATTGCTTTTCACCATATATTGATGTGCAAAAACGTGCTCGTCTTGCTGGATTACAGGCAGAATTGATTCGTCCAGATGGAAAAAAGGTTCTTGGAACCTATATGTTCACTCTTGATTGGTCATGGGAGAACAAAGGAGTTCCAGATCTTAATTTTTCAGAAACTCCTGAGCATAAATGTGCTCATTTGTTCAAAGTTGAGACTGGAAATTACTATGCTTATCCAAATAATCGCATTATTTGGTATGATAATGCCTGGACTTTTAATCGAATTAATAAAAATCCTGGATATGAGATTGATTTAACGACATATTCGGTCGAAAATAAGAGAAAACTTGAAACTTCCGACCATTATATGTACGAAATTACAGATTTGGATCAGAAATAAATAAATTTTTTAATCAAACTGAGTTGAAACAATATTCGATGGGCAAGCACCTGCTCCTAGAGGTGTATGATGTGGATTTTGAAGCGATTAATGACGTAGAATCGCTTCAAAATGCAATGATTAGAGGTATTAATCGTGCCAAAATGACGATTTTGAACACTTTTTCACATTGTTTCATACCACAAGGGTGTACAGTCGTCATTGCACTTGCAGAAAGTCACGTTTCTTGCCACACTTGGCCAGAAAATGGGTGTTTGGCAGTAGATGTGTACACTTGTGGAGATGGAAACCCACGACTAATTGCTCTTGAAATCTTAAAATATCTCAATTCAGACTCATATTCACTTCGTGAAGTCGATCGTTAAATAGACATAAGGAGATAGCAACCTCCTTTATAAAAGTTCTGTTTTATTCATTAAAACAGGAGCTAAAATGTCGAATTTACCAGTCGATAGAGACTCAAACTACATGTATCAGATGTGGGGAACCACTAGACTTACAAGTGATTATGGTAGTTTAGAGGAAAAAAGGGTGATTCAAGAGGTCATACACGATCTTGCACCTAGACATGATTTAAAAAAACAAGAAGAATTGCATGAAAAGATTCGTAATGATGAAGATTATGATGATTGGGAGTATGGAACAGAGCCAACATATGGAATTCCTTGGAAATAGCGAATAAATAATCTGAGAAAATCTATATCTCAATGGCAGTTACAAGAATATCCAGAGGATATAAAGATATTAGTCTTTCTTTTGATCCACATCCTGTGACAAAAGATTTACCTACTTTGACGAATGAGAGAGCAATTTCAAGATCTGTCCGTAATTTGGTTGAAACTAACTTGACGGAAAGATTTTTTAATCCCTTTCTCGGATCGAATGTACGTAGATCTTTATTCGAATTTATTGATTATGGTACTGCATCTGCAATCCAAGATCAAATTGTAACTACCATTGAGAACTTTGAACCAAGGGTTAATAATGTTCGGGTTGAGGTAGAACCAAGACCTGATGAAAATACTTTTGAAGTGGCAGTTTTTTTTGATATTATTGGAGAAACTTTAAGACAACAATTTTCATTCTTATTAGAGGCAACAAGATAAAATGCCTTTTACACAGTTTACGAATCTAGATTTCGATCAAATTAAGACTCAAATCAAGAGTTATCTCCGTGCAAATTCAAATTTCACGGATTTTGATTTTGAGGGATCAAACTTTTCTGTGTTGATTGACACGTTAGCGTATAACACGTATATTACGGCATTCAACTCTAATATGATCGTGAATGAATCCTTCTTGGATTCTGCCGTTTTAAGAGAAAACGTTGTTTCGCTAGCAAGAAATATTGGTTACGTACCACGTTCCAGAAGCGCCGCTAGGGCGTCTATTACGTTTGATGTACCAACTAATACCTCCAGTCCTTTCATCACTCTACAAGCGGGTCTGGTGTGTGTTGGCGTATCAGATGACACTTCATATAGATTCTCAATTTCTGAGGATATTACTACAACAGTAAAGGATGGAATTGCAAGATTTGGATCTTCTTCATCTCCTATCTTAGTCTATCAAGGAACATACCTGACCAAACAATGGGTAGTTGATGGATCCCAAGATCAAAGATTTATTTTAGAAAATTCTGGAATTGATACTTCCAGAATTGTTGTGTATGTAAGAGGTATCAATGATAGTGGATTAGGAAGAGAATATTTCAAAGTTGATAATATTTTAAATATTGATAAGAATTCTGAAATTTATTTAATACAAGAAGTTCAGGATGAGAAGTATGAACTTCTTTTTGGTGATGGATATTTTGGCAAAAAACTTGAAAATAATGCAGTAATCACTGCACGATATATTGTGACAGAGGGAGTGGACGGAAATGGAGCGTCTTCTTTTGCATTTCAAGGAAATTTTGTTGACGCATCTGGTGTAAAAGTTATTCCATCAAGACGCATTAGTATTAATACGATTGATAGGGCTAGAAATGGTGGGGACATAGAACCCATTTCATCCGTAAAATATTTTGCGCCTAGACTATACTCATCACAATATAGAGCAGTTACTTCAAGAGACTATGAGGCGATTATACAATCAATATATTCAAATACAGAATCTGTCGCTGTTGTTGGTGGAGAAGAACTAAGTCCACCAGAATTTGGAACAGTTCAGATTAGTATTAAACCAAAAAATGGTACATATGTTTCAGATTTTGATAAGCAAAATATTCTTTCAAAATTGAAGCAGTATTCGATTGCAGGAATTAATCAAAAGATAGTCGATCTTAAAATTCTTTATGTCGAAATTGATAGTTCCATTTACTATAATGCAAATCAAGTTTCGAATGTTAACGAGTTAAGGACTCTGATTATCAATTCATTAACTGATTACTCTAAAAATATTGACATTAATAGATTTGGTGGAAGATTCAAGTATAGCAAAATAGTTCAATTGATTGATAGGGTTGATTCTGCAATCACTTCTAATATTACAAAGGTTAAGATTAGAAGAGATATGAAGGCACTGGTGAATCAATTTGCCCAGTATGAATTATGTTTCGGCAATCGTTTTCATATTAACCCACAAGGATATAATATAAAGAGTACAGGATTTACCGTACAAGGTTCTGATGATATTGTTTACTTTACAGACGTTCCAAATAAAGATGCAAACGGCAATCTAGATGGAAGTGGTAAAGGTGTCTTGGCGGTAATTAGACAAACTGATAGAGGTCAAAGTCAGGTTATTTTAAAATCTATCGGAACAGTTGATTACACTAATGGGGAAATATTAGTCAATACTATTAATATTACTTCAACAGTTGCTGAAAATGATATCATTGAAGTTCAGGCATTCCCAGATTCAAATGATGTTATCGGTCTAAAAGATTTGTATTTAAGTTTTAATGTTTCCACCAGCAAGATAAATATGCTTAAGGATGTTATTGCCTCCGGAGAGGATATCTCTGGGGTTACTTTTACAAGAGATTACTACACTTCAAGCTATTCTAACGGAGCAATCGAGAGGGAATAAAATATGTCGAATTTTGAGAAGAGAGTACAAATCAATAAAATTATTGAGAGTCAACTTCCAGAATTTTTAGTTTCTGATTTTCCAAAGGCAGTAGAATTTTTAAGACAATACTACATTTCTGAGGAATTTCAAGGTGGTAATGTAGATCTTGCTGATAACCTAGATCAGTACCTGAAACTTGATAATCTAGTTCCAGAAGTTATTGTAGGCGAAACAAAACTAACTTCTAATATTTCAGCATCTGCTGGAATTGTTACTGTTACATCAACAAAAGGATTTCCATCTGAGTATGGACTTCTGAAAATCGATAATGAAATTATTACCTACACTGGTATAACCACAAATACTTTTACTGGTTGTATTCGTGGATTTAGTGGAGTTACTGGATATAATTATCTGTCTAAGTTTGATATAGATGATGGATCAAACAAAAAATCTTTGGTATTTGAGGACACTGATTCTTCGAGTCATACATCTGGATCTACCGTTAAGAATCTAAGTGTTTTATTCTTACAAGAATTTTACAAGAAGTTAAAATATACCTTTACGCCAGGACTAGAAAATAATGATTTTGTTTCCGATTTAGATGTAGGAAATTTTATTAAACATGCAAGAGATTTTTACCAGTCAAAAGGAATTGAAGAATCGGTAAAAATTCTGTTTAAAGTTCTTTATGGTGTAAATGCGGATGTCATCGACTTAGAAAGTAGATTAATTAAACCATCATCTGCAAACTACATACGCAGAGAAATCGTTACTGCTAAAAATATTTCTGGCGATCCCCTCAAATTAGAAGGACAAACTATATTCAAGTCTAGTGATATCAATACAAATGCTGCGGTATCAAACGTAGAAATTTTAACAAGAGATAATGAAACTTTCTATAAATTAGAACTTTTTGTCGGATATGATGAAAAAGATTTAATTAATGGAACTTTCACAGTTCCTGGAAAAACAAAAGTACTTGAAAATGTTTCAATTGGATCTTCAATAATTTCAGTCGATTCAACCATTGGTTTCTCAGAGTCTGGAACTTTAAACTTAATTAGTAGTGGAAACTCTATAAAGTATACTTCGAAATCAGTCAATCAGTTCTTTGGATGTTCTGGAGTTGTTTCATTAATTCCTCTTGGATCTGATCTCAGATCTGATGAAACAATATATGGTTATGAAAATGGAAATATCAACAAAAGAGTTGATCTAAGAATTACTGGTGTTATTTCTGATCTTGTATCTGTTGATGATAGTTTATTAATAGATGAGGGTGAAGAGATTTTAGTAAGAAATCTTGGAAATATTATTGAAAATCCACCAAATGGAGAAAAAACATATAAAGAAGTATTTGCAAATACTTGGATCTACAACACAAGTACTAGATATCAAGTAAGATCTATTGTAGGGTCAACTTTCACATTATACAGTTATATTGATAAATCTAGTCTTAGTGTAGGTGATAATGTTGATATTTTAGTCAGATCTAGTAATACAGTTGTTTTTAGTAATGCAACAGTAACTAGTATCAATACTGCTGTAAATCAAATTATTTTAAGTGGAATAACTGGATTTACTCCCCAACCTCTGGTTGAATATGATATAAGAAGAAAAATAAAGAAATCTAGTAGTTTAAACGTAAATATTGATGCTGGAAATAATTCTTATATTTCAAATGTACTGAATCTATATACCGACAAAGAATATGGATATGTTGTTTCCAATTCTTTACCATCATATCAAATTAATGACGAATTAATTGAATCTTCCATACCAAATGGTTCTACATTGTATCTTTCTGGTTCAAATGATGATCGTAAAGCATACTCTAGTATAAAATTTCCACAAAATGTTAGATTCATTGATGGAGATATTGTAATATATACTTCTTCTCAACCTTTGAATGGGTTAACTTCTGGATCAAAATATTATGTAAGATTACTTCAACCCAATGAGATAAGATTATATGAATCAAGATCACTATTGGATGCGGTAAACTTAACTGATATCAGTGGAAACGTTATAGTTCCATATCTATTTTTTGGAAATACACAGAGTTTAAATACATCCAGTCACAGATTTACATTAGCAAAGCAAGAAAATAGAAATATATCAGCAAATAAAATATTAAGAAAGTTTCCACTACAATCCACAAAAATTAATAATAGTGAACCAGTAAAAAGATCTATTGAAACAATTTCTGGTGGAATAGGAGTTTTAATCGACGGTGTTGAAATTACAAATCCAGAATCAATAGAAAAAATATATTATGGACCACTAAAACAATTTGACGTTCTTAATAGTGGAAATAATTATGATATTGTCAATCCTCCCAAAATTGTAATATCAACGGGTGCTGGCACAACCGCTTTGGTTGAACCAGTAATCAATGGAAATGTTAAAAATGTTTTTGTTGATGTTCAAGATTTTGATGTTGATGATGTTGTATCAATATCTTTAACAGGAGCAAATGGATCTGGTTGTATTTTAGAACCAGTCATAGGTGAAAGGTTTAGAGAAGTTGAATTTGATAGTAGGTCACTTAATGTAGGTGGTGGAGTAGATATTAGTGATGAGACTATTACATTTTTGAAACCACATAATTTTTATGATGGCGAACCTATCATTTATAATCAGAATGGAAATCCTGCAATATTGACAGGAAGTTTCCAAGATATATCAAATACTGTAACTGGATCATTGGTCACTAATGACCAATACATTGCAAAATTTGTTAACACAAGAACGATTAGACTTTTTAACAACATAAATGATTTTAATGCTGGAATTAATACTGTTGGATTCTCAACATTAACTACATTCGGAGGAATTCATAAATTTAGAACTTTACCTAGAAGGACACTAAGATCGGTAAAAGTTTTAAATGGAGGATCCGGATACACTTATAGGAAATTAAGAGTCAAACCAACTGGAATATCCACAGATTATAGTACTGTTAATTATGAAAACCATGGATTTTCTACAGGAGAAGTCATCCACTATTCGACAACAGGTACAGCAATTGTGGGTCTATCTACCCTTAATAGTTATTCTGTTGATGTAGTTAATACTGATAGTTTTAAACTTATTAATGTTGGAATTGGTGCAACATTCCAAGATGACCTTGCCAAAAATAAACACGTTTCCTTACAATCAACAGGATCTGGATATCATATTTTTGAATATCCACCTATTACAATAACGGCAAACGTTTCTTACGGATCAACTTTTACAGGTTCTTTTAATTTTACTCCAATAGTTACTGGAAGCATCGTTGATGCATACCTATATGAAAGTGGATCTGGATATGGATCAACTACTTTAAATCTACACAAAAAACCAACAGTTACAGTCAAAAATGGAAAAAATGCCGAACTAAAACCAATCATATCTAATGGTAGAGTAATAGAAGTACAAATATTAAGTTCTGGATATGATTATTACTCCATACCTGAAATTTCTGTTCAGGGAAACGGGTCTGGTGCGATTATTAGACCAGTTATTTCAAATGGATTAATTGTTGATGCGATTGTATTAAATCAGGGAATTGGATATGATTCCTTAACTACAACAATTAATGTTATTCCAAGAGGATCTGGTGCTATTTTTGATTTAAGAGTTAGAGATCTTACTCTAAATGATGCTGAAAGATATGCAAAGCACGCTAGAACAAGAACTCCAAAGATATTTTCAAGTCTGACTAATAATAAAAAAGACGACTCTTTGGTATATGGAATTTATGGATATTCACAAGATTTGGCAAATAATTATCTTGATACTGGAAATTCACACTCACCGATTATAGGATGGGCATATGATGGAAATCCAATATATGGTCCATATGGATATTCTAAACCAGATGATGTTCAGTCTGGAGTTAGACTTATAAATTCAAGTTATGTTTTAGATCCATCTTCTGTTTTTGATAGACCTCCTTCTTTCCCATCAGGATTTTTTATCGATGATTATCGTTATGCAAGTAATGGAGACCTTGATGTGCATAATGGAAGATTTTGCAAAACACCAGAATTCCCTAAAGGAATATATGCATATTTTGCATCTGTTAAAACAAGTAGTCTATCCAATACATTAGAACCTGGATATCCCTATTTCATAGGTAATACTTTTAAGTCAACTTTTATTGAAGAAAATTCTTATCTTGACCATTCATTTGACTTCAATAACTCAAATCTTATTAGAAATACTTATCCATATAAAATTAATGATAGATACGCTGGTTATGATTTTCTATTAGAACCATATGAAAGATTTTCGCAAGTATCTGTTGTAGAATCTGTCAGTAAAGGTTTTGTAAAAGATATTAAGGTTAATGACGGTGGATCTGGTTATAATATAGGTGATCGAGTTATCTTTGACGAATCTAATACGGGTGGATATGGACTAAGAGCAGAAGTTTCAGAACTAATTGGAAAAAATGTTACAAAGATAGAAACAAGTTTAGAATCATATACACCATGTGTCCTTGTTTGGGATGATGATAATTATATTTCAGCTTATTACAGACCTGGATTTAATTTAAGAGATAATGATACTGTTTTAGTTGGAAGCATTTCAACTTCCATCAGTGATGTTCTTGGATCTAAAAAAGTAGGATTCAGCACGCAAACTATCGGACTTGCTGCGTCTATGACTAGTTACTCTGATCCATCCGGTAAAGTAGAAGATATTTTTACAAGTTCAAGTGCCACTATTTCTATCGGAAATAGTATTTCCATTCAATCCGGTTTGGGTAGTGAAATTATAAGAGTGCTTAATGTATATGATAATGGAATACTTAGAGTAAAAAGATTTGGTACTACTGGTGTAGCACACTCTTTTGGAACTCAACTTAATATTTTAAGTGATAAAATTAAAATACCTGCCAAGACTACAAAATTTACCTCAGAAGTAGATAATTTAATCTACTTTAATGCAAAAAATTCAGTGGGAATTGGAACAACTCTTGGCGGCGCGGTATCGAAAACATTTACGATAGGTGGTATTTCACAAACAATTTCTATTCCATATAGAAGCATTTACATACCCAATCATCCATTTAAAACTGGTCAAAGACTAACCTTTGAAAAATCAACCTATCCAGGCATTGATTCTTTAATAGTTGGTGATAATCCATCCAATTTAAATACTTTCCAAATTCCAGATGCAACTTCATCTGTTTATGTCATTAATAAAGGAAAAAATTATATTGGATTAGTAACTCAGGTTGGATTGACAACTAATAGTGAAGGACTATTTTTCTACAGTGATGGATCTAATAATTCCGAATATTCACTAGAAACAAACTTAACTCAAATTACAGCAGAAATTAGTAAAGTTGTCTCCACAATAAGTGTTGGACAGACTCATGGGTTATCAGAATTTGATACTATCAAATTGAACGTGGTTCCAAATACTGTTGTTGGACTTGGTACAACTGGACCAGTTTCTGTTAAATTTAATGAATTTGGTAAAAAACTCCTGATTAATTCTATCGGTATTAATTCTTCACAAATTAATACTGTTACCAACACTATTACCATTCCAAATCATGGGTACAATACAGGTGATAAGGTGTTTTATGATAGTGCAGAAGTTGCTTCTGGACTATCAACAGGATCTTACTTTGTAGTTAAGACAGGAACAAATACGTTTAAGTTAGCAGAAACTCTATATGAATCCCAACCAGAAACAGAAAATGTAGTAAACATTGTTGGAACAGGAGCATCAGTTCATAACATTGGTCTCATTAATCCCCAAATTAATGTTGTTAGAAATTCTACTTTAAAATTTGACATTTCCGACTCATCTTTACGAGGATATAATTTTAAGATTTATCAGGATAAAGAATTTAAAAATGAATTTTTATCAACTACTGATAACAATGATTTTAATGTAACTGGAATTGGAACAATTGGTTTTGGAACAGCATCATTGTCAATTAAGTACACCCAAAATGTTCCATCAAAATTATATTATACGTTAAAAAAATCAGGATACATTAGCACTGCAGATAACTATTTTTCGAATCATTCAGAAATTAATTATGTCAACAGTGAGTACAATGGAACATATTCCGTTTTTGGAATATCGACAAGTAGTTTTAAAATTACACCTACAAGAGTTCCAAGTGTATTAACTTATACTAGTGATCAAGTAGAAAAAATAGAGTATTCAACTAAATCATCAACTGCTCTTAATGGTTCTATTGGAAAACTCAAGATTATTTCCGAAGGATTTGGATTCAAAAAACTTCCAAAATTTGTTGAAGTAATTAGTAATAAAGGTTCTGATGCTAATTTAGTTGCGATATCTACAGATATTGGAAAAATTAAAGAAACCAGATTTAAAGCAATTGCATATGAGTATCCATCTGACAAGACTTTAAATCCAGAAGCAGTTGTTTCTCCAATCATTACTTTGGATAATTTTGATACAATAGGAGAAATAGATATCGTTTCTGGTGGATCAAGATATGTCAATGCACCTGATCTGTTACTATTTGATGATACAACTAAACAAGTTGTAGATAGATTATCTTTAATTGCAGTAACTCCAAGTGGAGCAATTGCGGATGTAACACAAGTAGCACCAATATATGGATTAAAATCTAATCCACATAAAATAATTGCAATTAATAATTCAAATGGTGTTGGTATAAGTTCAATGGTTACCGATAGTACTTCGGGAATTGCCACTTGTACATTGTCAACTCCAATTCTTGGATTCTCTTCTCCATTGTTTAATGTTGGTGATGAAATTTATGTAGAAGGAATACAACTTGTAAATGGTTCGACTGGAACAGGATATAATTCTGATAACTATGGATATAGATTTTTCAAAGTTGCTTCTTACACTAATACAAATCCTGCAATATTATCTTTTGCTGTTGTAGATGAACTAGGTGTTGGACTATCAACAAATCCAGGAATAGCTAAAACTTTCCAGTCTGGATATGCAACTATTATAAACAAAAAACATTATCCAGTAATTAATGTTATCAAGAAGAGAGGTAAATTCTTAGATAATGAGCAACTTTTTGTTGATAGTGGCAGAGGATTTTTGGAAGAAGATCTTCATGTTAAGAGTTCCAGAGATGAATTCATTAAAGTAACTGGAACATATAATTTAAAACCAGGTAATAAAGTTAGGGGAAGATCGACAGGAGTAGTTGCAGAAGTTGTTTCATCGTCCGCAAATACATCCAAATTTAGATACAAAATCGATTATTCTACAAAACAAAACATTGGATGGTCCGATGATGTTGGCAAGATTAGTGAGGATTATCAGGTAACCCCAGACAATGATTATTATCAGAATTTATCATACACAATTAAGAGTCCTATAACTTGGGATAAGTTATCAGGACCAGTGAACAGTATTATACACCCTGCTGGACTCAAAAATTTTGCAGATGTTGGTATAGTATCATCGACAGGTGCAATTGGTCTTTCTGGAACAACAAACAGTTTAGTCATACTTGATGTTATTGAAGAGAAACGGGTAGATACTATTAATAATTTTGATAATACCGTAGATTATGATGTTAGAACTAATCCAGATAGATCAAAATATTTAAAACTACAAAATAGAAAGTTAACAGACTACACAGAATGTAGAACTAATAGAGTGATTATTCACGATGATATTAGTAATAGATTTTCAAGTAGAGGATTTGAGGATCCTTTTGTAGAAATTGAAGAGATTGATGTCGCAGATACTCACGTTAGATATGTTATTCAGGTTGTAGACCCTGATACCTTCGAATGTCAAATATCAGAATTGGTATTACAGACAACTACCCTTGATTCTATATTATTTGAAAAATACACAGAATATTCAAAAGAAATTTTAGGATATTTCAGTGCCAATGTAGATCTTTCTGGAAGAAAAACATTAGTCTTCACTCCAACAAACAGATTTACACGAGATCATGATATCAAAATTTTAAAGAAAACTTTTGATTTCGGTCCTTCGTCTGGAATTGGAACTCAAAGTTTTGGTTCTGTCAATTTGATAGGAAGTAATATTATTGGAATTTCTAGTATTGGTGGTACTGATAATGTAAAAACTATTGCTCAATTTTCGTCTAATAATTTTAATGGATTATTTGCAAACATTGAAATAATTAATAATATTACCAGAGAAGTAAATTATATTGATGCTACTTTAGATTTTGATGGATCAAATACATATCTTAGTGAGTATTATTTTGATAGTGCTCTCCAAGGTTACAGTTCTTCATCAATTGGATTAGTAACTGCAATCTATGATTCAACATCAGGAATAGTTTCTTTCAGAGTAAGAAATGAAGAGGATTATACAATTGATGTCAGGACAAGTATTGTTGGATTTGGCAGTACAGGTTCTGGTGGTTCTGGTATTGGAACATATAGATTTTTAGTTCCTGGACAACCATATGGTTCCGAAAGGAGTGCAAGATTAGAATCAACGGTTGGATTTGGTACAAATAAAGTAAGAGTAGGAATATTTGAATCTGATCTCATTTCATCATTAACATCTATTGTTAGAGTTTCTTGTGGAAATAGTTCAGCAATACATCAAGTTTCCTTAGTAAAGGGTGGGCAAGATATCATTGTTTCTCCTGGACCATTTGCTGCAACAAACAATACAACTGGTTTAGGAACTTTTGGATCTGAAGTTATTGGAAATCAATTCTTATTGAATTTCTACCCAGATTTTTCAAATACAAACAATACTATTCAAGCATTTAATGAAGTTTTCTACACATTCAGTGATTTTGAAAATGCACCTATTGATTTAAATTACGGTAAGAGTTCTCAAAAAGTATTCCTTTCAGCTTATGATGGTATCAATGGAGCTCGTGCAAATAAAGTCAATTTTAACTTGACACATAATGGCAGACCGATTTATAAAAAAGTTTTCAATCCTTCTGATTCTACCGTAGTTGATTTTGCAACTGGTATTTTCACCATTATTGATCACATGTTTAATACTGGTGAAGAACTAATTTATACTCCAAAATCATCATTTATTGGAGTTGGTCAAAGCGCAATAGGAATAGGATCAACTGCAAATTACTTGGGTATTGTTACTAATAGGTTGCCTGAAAGAGTATATCCAATTGCTCTTACACCAGACACATTTAAACTAGCAACTAGAAGATCTTATGCAAATCTAGGAATTGCTGTCACTTTTACTGATGCTGGATTAGGTAATGCTCATGAATTTGAAATGACAAAGAAACTATCAAAGAGTGTAGTTTCTCTGGATGGAATAGTACAGCAACCGATTACATTTACTCCAATATCTCACACACTTCAATATAATAGTGGTTCTATTTCTGTCGGCATAGCAACTTTCAATCTTAGTGGAATAACTTCTATTCAACCAAGAGACTTGATAAAAATTGATGATGAATATATGAAAGTTGTTGAAGTTGGTTTTAGCACTAATGTTGGCGGAGCTCTTCTTGGACCAATTAATGGTATTATTCAAGCAGGAACAGCAGCAACTATTCCAACAATTTCTGTTGTAAGAGCTTCTGTTGGTAGTGCTGCAACCACTCATAGTGATGGTGCCAATGTTCAAGTTTATAGAGGATCATTTAATATTATTGGTTCTGAAATTTGGTTTATTGATCCACCAAAAGGTAACACAAGATCAAGAAGAGACGAAAGTAATCTACCATATGTAAGAGCTCAATATGCAGGAAGAACTTTCCTGAGATCAAACTATGATACTAATATGGTATTTGATGATATTTCTGATCAATTTACTGGTATAGGTAAAACATATACAATGACAGTTGAAGGTATTAATACCACCGGTGTTTCCATTGGAAATGGTATACTCTTTATTAATGGAGTTTTCCAAACACCAACTACTATTAATAATTCTGGAAATAATTATGAATTCCAAAATGACAATATTGCCGGAATTTCTAGTGTTGTATTTACTGGAATTACATCAATAGATGGTACTTATATTAAATCAGATTTTGATATCAACCAAAATCAACTACCAAGAGGTGGATTAATTGTATCACTCGGTTCTACACCTGGTCTTGGATATGCACCACTATTGGGTGCAAAGGTTAGAGCAAATCTTGATGGATCTGGTTCTATCGTAAGTATTACTGGAATTTCCCACACTGGTCCGGGTCAATCAATTAGTACTGCATCATATAATAATCAAACTGGTATTGTTGAAATTACAACAACTACTGATCACAACTTTGTTGGTGGAGATAGAATTAAGTTAGTTGGATTAGGATTTACTTGCCCATCTGGAGCTGGAATAGTATCTTACTTCCCATCAACAGGACTAGATTATTCTTATGATATTGCTGGTATTATATCGGCAAGAACTTTCATTGCAAAAGTAGGAACTAGCACTTTACCCCATTCTTATATTGGATTTGGAACCGTATTCCCATGGTATGACTTAACAGAAGGTTCTGGATATAGAAGTCCAGTTTCTATTGGAATTACAGATCCTAATCATACTGGTGCGGCGGCAAGTATTACTGCGGTTGTTGGTGCTGGTGGAACACTTGGATTTATAGTTAATAGTGGTGGATCTGGATATGTTAATCCTTATATTAAAATTCCTGAACCAAATTATGAAAATATTCAAGTTGTTGGTGTTTCAAGAGTTGGAGTAGGTTCAACATCCAAAACTGGATCTAATTTACTATTAAACATTAAAATTGGACCTGCACGTGGAAACGTTGGAATTGGATCTACATTAGGAGGAATCTCATATGGTGCAGATCCACAATTTGAATTACAAAGACGTGCAAGCACTGATGTAAAACAAACCGATATATCTTATAGTGTTGGAACTGGATCAACTCTATTCCAAGTTGAATCATTTGAAATTGCAAGAAATGGTTATGCATTCCAAGTTGGAGATGTTTTCAAACCAATCGGTCTTGTAACTGCAAAGGGACTATCAGAACCAATATCTGAGTTTAAATTAGAAGTAGTAGAGACATTCCAGGATTATTTCTCTGCTTGGTCTTTTGGTGAAATGAATTATATTGACAGTACAGCAAGCCTACAAAATGGATCTAGAACTAGATTCCCACTGATTTATAACGGACAATTATTAAGTTTTGAAATTGATCCTAATAATCCACTTTCTAGTTCAATTGACTTAGACGCTGTTCTGATCATCTTTGTTAATGGTGTAATACAAGAACCAGGATATGCCTATAAGTTTATAGGAGGAACTTCATTTGAATTCACTGAGGCACCAAAGGCATCTGATAAAGTAGATATTTTCTTCTATCTTGGTCAAAATGGAGTTGATATTACCTTTATTGATGTCAATGAAACAATTAAAATTGGTGATGAAGTTTTTGTTGGAAAACATCCAAACTATCAATTAATTCCTGTACAAGATAGAGATAGAACTATTTTAGATATTACTGGATCAGACATTATTGAAACTGATAATTATGTTGGTTTCGGAATTAATGAATCTGATTTCAGGCCAATAGAGTGGACAAAACAAAAGAAAGACAAGTACATTAAAGGTGATGTTGTTTACAAATCAAGAGATTCAATTGAACCATTTATTTACCCAACAGCGAAAATTATAGGAAATATTGATTCTGCAAGTTCTCAGATATTTGTAGATGATGCTCAATTCTTTAATTTTGAAGAAAATAATTATGGAATTACTATAACTTCATTTGATGCTTTAATTGTCGATTCAAACGATCCAGTTTCCGCAGCATTTACTGCAACAGTTTCTATTGCTGGAACTATTTCAAATATTACAATTACAAATGCTGGACTAGGTTATTCAACAGCGACAATTCCAGTTAAAATTTCAGCTCCACCATTAATTGGTGTTGGTGTTGGAACAACGGCAACTGCAACAGCAACTATTTCTAACGGTAGCGTGGTATCCGTCTCAATCTCTAATCCTGGACTTGGATATACTATTGCTCCTAAATTGATAGCGGAAATTCCCAAATCAAAAACTGAACTTATTAAAACAGTTGCAAATGTTCAAGGATTTTCTGGAATTATTACTGGCATTACTACAACAACAGGTATTGGTGGACATCCATTAGCACTAAAAATTAATTTCCGTGCAAATGCGTCAGATGCAAATGATCTTCAAGTAGGTTATCCAATACTTGTATACAATACGAAAGTTGGAAATGGAGTAACTTCAGTAGATAGTGGAAACACATCTATTGTAGGAATAGGAACTAGTTTCCTTGACAATGTTTACATTGTTAATTCGAAAACAAATGCTGGACCAAACGCAGAAATAATCTGCAATATACATAGTTCGACTACTATTTCTGGAATTCCAACAACAGGATCTTTAACTTTACCATTAGGAAACATTTCTTGGGGTAGAATTTACAATTTCAGTTCTAGGGTGAATCCAGTTTCTATTGGAGTTACTGGTTTGACTGTGGATTCTGGTCTTTCCACTTTCCCAACAATTCAAAGGAGAACTTTTGGATTGAGAAATAGTGGTGCGATCAGAAAACTTTCCAATCTTCCTTAATGGGATATAAATACATAAAAAAGTTTAAAAATGTCCGCAATTGTTACTGATCAATTCAGAATTTTGAATGCTGGTAATTTTGTAGATTCTGTTGGGTCTATGACCAATTCATATTATGTTACTGTCGGATTACCTAATCCTACTGTGGTGGGGTTTGGCAGATCTACTGCCTGGAATACAAATACTCCGGCACCAATTGATAATTTATCATATTTGAGTCATTATGGAGATACAATTTTATACGGTAAAAAAATAACCTCAGAAAATATTAGAAGAATAATCAGAAGAATTCAGTGGACTCCTGGAAGCAGATACGAAATGTATCGAGATGATTATAGTATTGTCAATCCAAGCCCTCTGACAAATTCTTCTAGATTATATGATGCAAATTATTATGTAATGAACCAAGATTATAGAGTTTACATATGTATAGAGAATGGTTCTAGCGGTTCTAATACACGTGGTAACGTTTCTCAGGATGAACCAACGTTTACCGATTTGGAGCCATCAAGAGCTGGTACTAGTGGTGATGGGTATGTATGGAAATATCTATTCTCAGTTTCCCCAAGTGATGTTGTTAAGTTTGATTCGACAGAATATATAACTGTTCCTAATAATTGGTTGTCTTCTACAAACTCTCAGATACAGGCAATTAGGGAATCTGGTGATTCAACTTTAAATAATAACCAAATTAAAACAGTTTATATTGAAAAATCAGGTTCGAACTACTCTAACGGATTGGGTCAAGAACTATCAATCATTGGTGATGGTACGGGTGGTAGAGTAAGGGTTGATGTTGAAAATGGTAAGATAACGAATACGATAGTAACTTCTGGCGGCAGAGATTATAGTTATGCTCTGGTTGATCTTGGATCAATAAACATAAACTCAGTTGGAACTAGTGCAAAGTTAGTTCCAATTATACCTCCGTCAAGAGGACATGGATATGATATTTACAATGAATTAGGAACCGATAGGGTATTAATTTATGCAAGATTTGACGATTCAACAAAGGATTTTCCAGTAGATACTAGTTTTGCACAAGTATCGATCATAAAAAATCCAACCTCAATAGGTTCAACATCAGTTTATAATGGAGACACTTTCACTAGTTTATCATCATTAAAGTTCTCACTGATTTCTGGTACTCCAACAATTGGTGAAAAAATAGAACAAATTGTTACTGGTGGAAGAGCATATGGTTATGTTGCTTCGTGGGATACTGAAACAAAGGTTCTAAAATATTTTCAGGATAGATCACTTTATTATAACCAGACAACACTTGATCAACAAGATTATGTTGGAATTTCCACAAATGGAAGACCATTTGCATTCGAATCATCATCGAACCAAATTCTTGGAAAATCTTCTGGATTTTCAGCCTCTATTGATACTCAATTTGATGGTAGAACAACTAATCCAACAGGATCAAAATTAATTGATCTTGGTGTCAATTTCCAAGATGGATTAGCAGGACCTGAAATAAATAAAGGATCAGGCGATGTAATTTACGTTGATAATCGCCCAACAATTAGTAGAAATTCGCGCCAAAAAGAAGACATTAAAATTGTACTGGAATTTTAAAAAATGCCACAAAAGACTAACCTAAACATAAATCCTTATTATGATGATTTCAATAAGGATGACAATTATTATAGAGTTCTGTTCAAACCTGGTAGACCAGTTCAGGCGAGAGAATTAACAGGCCTCCAGTCAATTTTACAAAATCAAATAGAATCCTTTGGAAGTCATATATTCAAAGAAGGATCTATGGTAATTCCTGGTGGAGTTACTTGTGATAATGCATTTACTACTGTTAAAGTAAATAAAGATCATCTAGGTATTGATGTTACTGTATACTTAGATGCTATCACAAATTATAATAATGGAAGAGGAACAAAAGTAAAAGGCGTAAAATCTGGGGTAGTTGGAACGTTAAAGGGATATTTACTACCACCAGAAGAAGGAGTAGAAGATATTACACTTTTTGTAAAATATGTGGATGGTGGAAATGACGGACAAACATCACAATTTTCAGATGGTGAAATTTTAACCCTTGAAGAAAATATTACCTATGGTAATACTTCTTTAAATATCGGTGATAGTGTACTTACCCTAGTTTCAATTGATGCTACTAAAACTGGATATGCAGTTGGTGTATCAAAGGGTGTCTATTTTATTAGAGGAGTTTTTGTCGATGTTCCAAATACTCAAATTGTTTTAGACCCATATAATAATGAACCATCATATCGTGTAGGTTTTGATGTTTTAGAAGAAATTGTTACTTCGAATGATGATCCAGATTTAAATGATAATGCCAGAGGATTTACAAACTTTGCAGCTCCTGGTGCAGATAGATTAAAAATCAGTGTTAAACTTGCTAAAAAACAATTAACAGATTTTGATGACGTAAACTTTATTGAACTCGTCAAAGTTGATCAAGGTAAAATTAAAAAATTACAAAATAAATCAGAATATAGCATAATTAAAGAATACTTTGCAAAAAGGACATTTGAAGAATCAGGAAACTATGCATTAAAACCATTTACAGTATCTGTTGCAAATTCGTTAAACAACGAAACTGGTAATGGCGGACTTTACAGAGAAGGTCAGAGAACAGAACAAGGTAATCTTCCAAATGATAACTTAATGTCTGTTACTGTTTCATCTGGAACAGCATATGTTAAAGGGTTTGATATTGATCTTGTTGGAACAACAGTTGTTGATGTCGAAAAACCAAGATCTGTTAAAACGGTTGATGGTGCATTAGTACCATTTGCTATGGGAAGTTTGTTAAAAGTAAATAATGTCTATGGTGTTCCATATATCAACATTGGAGCATCGTCGAGTGGAGCACAGACAACTCAGGCTAACATTATAGAACTCTACAACAGAAGAAGGGATGGTGCTGGTACAGGGGGTACAGTTGCAAATGCTTCTGGACTAGGAACTAAAATTGGTGAGGCAAGAGTATATTGGTATGGAGTTGCTGATGCCCCATACACTGCCAATAACACCGAATGGGACTTATATCTATTCGATGTTCAAACATATACAACTCTCTATCTTGGAAGATCATATACTACAACTGAAGTTCCACTAACATCATTTGTTAGAGGTCTTTCTAGTGGAGCAACTGGTTATTTGGCAGCAAAACCAAATGGCGCTGCATTTAGTTTATCGCAAACTTCTGGAACATTTTTAGTTGGTGAGCAAATCATTATTAATGAAAATCCAGAATTAAAAGTTGGCGTCAGTGCTATAAACGTTTATACAACAGAGGATATTAAATCTGTATATCAAGATGCATCAACTATAAGTGGATTATCAGTTGATTTTCTAGCAGATACAGTTCTTTATGAGAGAACACCTCCAAATTTTGCAATCACTGACAAATTGAGAATTACCAGTAGTACTGGCGTATCTCGTGCTCCTGGTAGATTTTTCTCAGGAGCAACTGGGATTAAAACAGAATCTATTATAAAGTATCAGGAAGGAACAAATACTGATCCAACATTTAATAGAATAGCATCAATAAACACAACAGGAACTGAGATAACTCTTGCTGCAACTGGCGCTGCAGTTGCTGGTGTTTGTGATAATGGAATAGCGGCAGCAGATACTGAATCTGTATTTTCTTTAATGGAACCAAAGATTGTTAATTTGGTTTCTTCTGGACTTTATACTAATCTGCCAAGACCTAATATAGCATCTGTTGATCTATCCTCATCGGAACTTACTATTTCTAGACAAGTTACTGGAAAATCAACAGATGCCAATGGACAATTAACACTAACTACTTCCGATGTTCTGGATGTTAGTGCTGGAATCAGTAGTGTATTTTTTGAATCTTTCGATGCTGAAAGGTATTCCGTACACTATTCGGATGGAACAACTGATCAATTGACGGCTAGTAAATTTACACGTAGCATTGATGGTTCGTCAATTACATTTACAAAATTAACAGCAAATCAAACTAATAATGTAACTGTTAATGTTACTCTTAAAAAGAGAGCAGTTACAAATAAGTCGAAAGATTTTATAAGAAGTAGGCAAGTATCTATTACAAGAACAAGTGGTATTTCCACTCAATCTGGACCAACTTCAAGTGGACTTTCTACCAGTAAATATTATGGATTAAGAGTAGAAGATGCTGAGATATGTCTGAATGTTCCTGATGTTGTAAATATCAGGGCTGTTTATGAGTCTACAAACACTTCAGCACCTGTTTTAGATAAGTTGGTTTTTGCGAGTGGATTAAATCTAGATAATAATGTTATTGTTGGTGAAAAAATTGTAGGTGAGGATAGTAGAGCAGTTGCTCAGGTTGTAACTAAAACATCTACAACAGTAGAATTTGTATATTTAAACCAAAATAATTTTAAAGTTGGAGAACTGGTTAAATTTAACGAGTCTTCATTAAATATAGCAATTCAATCAATAACAGAAGGTAGCTATATTGATAAGACTTCAAATTATGTTCTAGATAAAGGACATAAAGATCAATATTGTGACTATTCAAAAATAAGAAGGAGAGCAGGAAGTGCGCTTCCAGCTCGTCAACTATTAGTTATTTTTGATTATTATAAGGTTGCATCTGGAAATAATGGAGACATATTTACAGTAAATTCATATACCGAAGACAGATATTCTAGTGATATTCCATCTGTTCCAGATGGAACACGTGTTTCGGATATGATTGATTTTAGACCAAGAGTAGTTGAATTTGATCCAGCAACGGCAACTACATCTCCATTTGCATTTAGTTCTAGATCATATGAAAGTACTTATAGATATGTAATATCACCAGATGAAACTTCTTTCGTAGGATATAGTTACTACTTACCAAGAGTTGACTTGGTAACAGTAAATCGTTTTGGTGAAGTTGAAATTGTTAAAGGAGAATCTAGTGATACTCCACGTGCCCCAATCCTAGCCGATGATGCTATGGAATTGGCTCAAATTAGTTATCCACCATACCTCTTCAATCCACGTAAAGATCCCAGAATTCTATTAAGAGATAATAGAAGATTTACAATGAGGGACATTGCAAAATTAGAAGAGAGAATTGAAAATCTAGAAGAAGTTACCAGTTTAAGTATGCTTGAACTGAAAGCACAAACTCTAGAAGTTCTCGATGCCAACGGAAATAATAGATTTAAATCAGGTTTTATTGTTTCTAGTTTTAAAGATAAGTCACTTTGTGATCAAAGATATAGCACAATTGATGTTAGTGCATCTGAGGCACTAGGAATTGCTCCTATTGATTTCTGGTCACTTCAAGCAGAATTGGCATTAGATCCTGCAATTGATAAGACAACAGCAGATCTTACTCAAAATCTCAAATTATTAGATCCAAATATCCAAAAGACTGGTGATTTACTAACTCTTAAATATGAAGAAGTAGGTTGGATCGAACAACCACATGCCACAACAGTTGAAAATGTCAATCCATTTAATGTTATTGTTTTCGTTGGTGGTGTTGTATTAGATCCTGCATCTGATAACTGGGTAAGAACAATTTATATTGATGATCAAAGAATTGAATCAACTGGTGCTGAATGGAAGCAACAGGCAAAAACTAAGGTTGATGTAGATACTAAAACTGAAAAAGAAACATATAAGAAGGGTGGTAATAGAAGTGAGAAGGGAGTAAGAAATGTAACAACTACAACTACAACCACGACTACAAAATATAAACCGGTTTTAAAAGGTCCATCAAGAGAATTTGATTATGTTGAAGATGTAAAAATTAGTGGCACTGTTGATCCATTCATGCGTTCTAGAAACGTATATTTCGCAGCAAATGGACTTAAACCATTTACAAAGCATTATCATTATCTGGATAGTCAAGAAGTTGATATTATTCCAAAACTTTGTGAAATTGAAATGCAGTCAGGCACATTCCAAATTTATGAAAATGCCAGAATTTATTTGGCTGGAAAGCAAATAGGATATATCAGAATACAAAAACCAAAACATAAATTTGGCGATACTGGTAGACCTGATATTGGTGCAGGATTAGGATCTCTATCAGTTCTTGTTGAAGAATACAGTGTTGATCCATATGATAGAACTAGACCTGGACCTGGAGATGCTTATTCTGCAACATCAAAGTTAATTAATTTTGGTGTTAGAGTTTTGGCAACTGAACCAGAAAAGTATTATGGTTATGTTGCCGAAGGTGCAACAGTTGTCGGTGAAACTAGTGGAGCAACTGCAAGAATAATTAGAGCTGAATTAATTTCAGACAACTGGGGAGATGTTATTGGAAACTTCTTCTTCAGAGATCCAAATACAAATCCACCACCACCAGTAAGAGTCACTAGTGGAACAAAAACTGTAAAAATTACGGCGGTTCCTCCTGGCGTTACACCATTACCAGGATCAACGGTATTTGCGAGTGAAGCTATTGGAACTTATAGTGGATCTGGAACAATTTTAACACAAGAAACGAGTAGAGTTTCTGTAAGGAATCCACCCAAACCAGCAGCTTTACCAACAGATGTTAAAGTTGAAGTTAAGGCACCACATAGAGATCCATTAGCTCAATCATTTACAGTTGATGGTAAAGGTGCATTCTTAACCTCATTTGATCTTTATTTTGCAACCAAAGATCCATCTGCAAAAATTTATGTTGAACTAAGAACCGTTGAACTTGGCACCCCAACTCAATTCCTTGTTCAAGATTATACACAAGTAGCTTTAAATCCAAATGATATAAACATTGCTGAGGATTCTTTTGAAGTTAAGAGTATGGCAGGATTCGATGATGCTGCTAGCGGATTTACTCCTGGACGGTTTGGTTATGAACAGGACTATCCTTATGCAAAATCACTTGGTTTCTCTGATGCGGATATTAGATATTTCTTAGAAAATGTCTATAAAGGTGTAATCGGTCCTAAGATGCAAGATGTATTAAAGGATCCAAATTGGGGTAGATATAAGAGAAAGAGTATGGTAGGATTCGATGATGCTGCCAGTGGATTTACTCCTGGACAGTTTGGTTATGAACAGGACTATCCTTATGCAAGATCACTTGGTTTCTCTGATGCAGATATCAGATATTTCTTAGAGAATGAATATAATGGGATAATTGGTCCTAAGATGCAAGATGTATTAAAGGATTCAAATTGGGGTAGATATGAAAGACCACGTATACCAGAACCAGTTCCAACAAGAGTTCGTTTCCCATCCCCAGTTTACTTAGAAGCTGGTAAAGAATATGCAATTGTTATTTTATCACCAGCATCGGATGGTTATGAAATGTGGACTGCCACTATGGGAGAGAAGACTGTTAAAACTAAAAATCTTCCAGATGTTCAAAATGTTGTTGTTACTAAACAATACATTGGTGGATCGTTGTTCAAGTCACAAAATGGAACGATTTGGACAGCAAGTCAATATCAAGATCTTACCTTTAAACTTTACAAAGCAAAGTTTGTTCCTTCTGGTACTTTAACATTCTATAATACTGATATTAACACCTTTGGAACAAATGTATCTACCCTGCAAAATAATCCAATTGAAGGATTACCAAGAAAACTAATGATTCCTATTACAGGAACACTAAATGCTGCTGTTGTTCCTGGAACTAAAATTGGTCAGGGATCTAGTCCAAGTGTAACTGGAATTGTTGAAAATCTTGGTGGTCCTGTTGGTGTTGTAACTGTTATTAGTGGTGGATCTGGTTATCCAGCGTCTGGAACTACAAATAATGTTCCCCTATACTCTATTAGTGGAAAAGGAACTGGTGCAACGGCAAATGTTACCGTAAGTAATGGTAAAGTAATTTCAGTTACTCCAACTGCAACAACTGGAAGTGGTTATGTAAATGGAGAAATTCTTGGAATTACTACAAGTAATATTGGTAGTGGTTCAGGAGCAAGAGTTTCTGTTGCATCTCGTGGTGCTGCTAACACAATTTACTTGACAGGTGTTCAAGGTGAAAACTTTACAAATACATCATCCATTGTTTATTACACAAATCCAACAAATGAATCTTCTAGAACAACTAGTGGGGCAACAGTAAGTGCAAACTCAACACTTATTGACGATAAATTCTCTGGAAATGTTTTTAGAATTAAACAATATAATCATGCACATCATGGCGGAAACAATGTAATCGAAGTCAAAGATGTTCTACCTGATAGAGAAAATATCCAACTCACTGTACCTGTTGGATTGAACGACACTGTTGTTTCTGTTGCAAATACAACTGTTTTTGCAAGGTTTGAGGGAATAACAACTAGTCGTGGATATGCGTTAATAAACAATGAAGTTGTATCTTATAGTGGAATAACACAAACTTCTGGTGATAGTGGAACACTTATCATCGATGGAAGAGGATTAAATGGTAGTGCTAAAGTAGCACATACTATTGGATTTGTAACTCCATATGAAGTTAATGGTGTTTCTCTAATGAGAATTAATAAAACACATAATATTCCTGCAACTTATTATAATTTGGAAAACTCCAACCTGGATAATTATTTCTTAGAATTTGATAGGACAACACCAACTGTCAGAAGTACAGGAACTTCAATGCTTAATTTCGAATCTCAAAAGGGATTTGGTGGAAATAGTGTTAAAATTTCCCAAAACCATCAATTTAGTTCTATTGAACCAATATTCAATATAATTACTCCTGGAAAAGGTACAGCAGTTTCTTCACAGATAAGAACTATTTCTGGAACTAGTGCAGGTGGAACGGAAGTATCATTCTTAGATCTTGGATATGAACCAATTCAGTTAAATAGAGTTACACATTTCCCAACTCCAAGACTAGTTGCCTCTAAGGTAAATGAAAATGCCAGATTGACAACACTTCCATCAAATAAATCTCTAACATTAAGAGTTGATTTTGTCACTGAGGATGAAAACCTGTCTCCAGTTATGGATTTGCAAAATTCAACCTTTATACTTGGTAGAAATAGAGTCAATAAACCAATTTCTGATTATGTTCTTGATTCTAGGACGAATGAAATTAATGGAGATCCTCATGGAGCAGTATTTGTAACTCAGATTATTTCTCTGGCACAACCAGCTACCAGTTTAAAAGTTTTAGTTGCAGCAAACAGACAACCAGAGGCAGACATTAGAGCATTTTATAGATTATTCAAGGCAGATTCTAGTGACGTTCCACAAAGTTATGTTCCATTCCCTGGATATGATAATTTATCAGATACTGATGGTGATGGATTTGGTGATTTAATTTTAGATCTGTCCGCAAACAGTGGAAGACCTGATGCATTTGTAAATCCAGACGGACCAGAATCTTTTTCAGAATATCAGTTTAGTGTAAACAATCTAGAACAGTTCAATGGATTCTCAATTAAAATTGTAATGTCTTCAACCAATGAGTCAACACCAGTAAAACTTAAAGATTTTAGATGTATTGCCTTAGCATAAAATATGGAAGATTCAAATTTCATTCCCGTTGAGGGACACAACAACCTTTTTAGAGATCGACAAACAGGTGCAATTTTGAATAAAGATAAATCAGCATACCTCAATTATATGAGGTTAAATGAGATCAAAGAAAAGGAAAAAAATGAAATTAATGAAATTAAAAAAGATATTGACGAGATTAAATCTTTATTAAAGGAACTTATTAATGGACCCAGACAAAATTAATCTAGAAAATTTAAGTAAGAGTTTTGAATACTATAAGGCAGCATCAGAAATTGATGCCATTGATTCTGTTGATACTCTTAGAAATATTGCAAAATCTTATGTGAAACTTTATTTTAAACAACAAGAGGTTATCTCATCATTTGGATCTTCAATTGAACCTTTTGGATTCAATGAAGTATAAATATATTTTAGATCCTGAACTGTTTATAAATGGCAGAAATTAAGGTCAGAGTAGGACAACAACCTGCGGTAAAAGTTATATCTTCACTTGCTGGTGCTCAAGGTCTTTCTTTGTCTGAGCTTAGTGATGTTAATGCCACAAATTTACTTGATGGTATGGTTCTTGTTTATAATGGTGCCACTAGAAAATGGGACGCTACACTAACCCTTACACCAGGGGCAACACAGAATTTAGACATCAACGGGGGAAATTTCTAAATGGCAAGTATTATCAGGATCAAAAGATCCTCAGGTACTAATAAACCTTCTAGTCTAAATTGGGGTGAATTAGCATACGTAACTGGTATTGGTAGTTATGGTGGTATTAACCAGTACAAAGATAGAATTTTTGTAGGTGATGATGGCAACAATGTAAATCCAGTCGGTGGATATTACTATGCTTCTATGATGGAGCATTCGCCAGGAGCAATCGCTGGCGTAACAAATACAAGGAATAGTGATGGTGGTATTGTTGCTATTCTTGATAGCAATAGAAAAGTAGATCAGTGGAACGTTGATAATTTAAGACTCGATTTAAATACTTTATCATCTACTAATACTGATGGTGATATTGTTTTAGATCCAAACGGAACTGGTGAGATTAATATTGTCGATGATACGTACTTATCATTTGGTAATGATAAAGACGTTAAAATGCGTTATGATGAAGCAACTGATAATAGATTTGAAATTGAGGGAGCTGACTGGGCATTTGCCAATGGTGTAGCAATTAATATTGGCGATGTTACAGAATCTGGTGATAAAGATAGTGGTGCCCTTGTCGTTGAGGGTGGAGTAGGAATTGAAAAAAATCTGAATGTAGGTGGAACAATAGGTGTTAGTGGTTTCGCCACAATTGATCAGATCAAGATAAAGGATAATGTAATATCAACTATTTCCGGCAATGAATTATACTTAGATCCATATCCAGATGGATTAAGTAATGAAGGAACAGTTATTGTAAAAGGAAATTTACAAGTAGATGGAACTACAACATCTGTAAATTCAACAACTGTCGATTTAAATGATCCTATTATTGTTCTTGGTGATGTAACAAGCACAACAACAGTAATGACTACTGTTGTTGCTGGTGTAAGCACAATTAGATTAGATTCTGTTACAGGAATCAATACTGGTGACGTAGTTAGTGGAAATGCCGCCCTTTCAGTATCGGGGGTAAATACAATAACTTCTTATGATACTGTTAATAAAATTATAACTTTAACAGATGCGACTATTGCTCCTGGAATTTCTACAACTACACAATTAACAATTACCCACGCATACGATACTAATACTGATCGTGGTGTTGCATTTAATTATAATACAAGCACTGGAACTGCAAATAATAAAATTGGATTCTTTGGATATACTGATCAAAATAATGTTGGAAGTGCTGCCACTGCAAGATCTTGGACCTATATCCCAGATGCAACTATCACCAATAGTGTAGTAACTGGAACCAGAGGATACCTTGATATTAAAGGTATTTACTATCAAACTGGCGACTTCAATACTCACGGTGTTGTATATTTTGATGCTGATGGATTACAAACTTCCACAAATAATCCAGCATCCCCTGCCATTACTTCAAAGCAGATTCTAACTGCTATTACAAAGGTTACTTTATCACTCCCAACATCGATTACAGTATCTACCGGAGACATAATTAGACAAGATACAAGCAACGCTTATGGTGTTGTTGAAACTGGTGGAACATTAACCACATTAAATCTTATTGGTGTTGAAGGAACATTTGTTAATACTTATAACATTATAAAAGAAGGTGATAATGGATCTGTACAAAATCTATCAGTAATTCCTTCCTCAGTTTCGACAATATATACTAATAAACCACACTGGACATCAACCCTTGACGGAGGAACATTCTAAAATATGTCAAATGAAAGTGAAGTCGATATCAATATTTTAGTGCGTTTATATAATCAAAAATTAGCAGCACTAACAAACCAAAATATATTGCTAGAAGCAAAGTTGCAAACATTATCAGACGATTTTGCAAAAGAAAAAAATGAGCTTCTAGCAGTAAACCTTGATTTACAAAACAAATATGATGAATTGAAAAAGTCTAAAAAACCTGAAGCGTAACAAAAATGGCAAAACCAGCAAGTAGGCAAGAACTAATTGATTACTGTCTAAGGCGTCTAGGAGCGCCTGTGCTGGAAATTAACGTTGATGATGACCAAATAGATGATCTAGTGGACGATGCCCTTCAATACTTCAATGAGCGCCACTTTGATGGTGTAGAGAGAATGTATTTGAAGTATCAGATAAGTCAAGCAGATATTGATAGAGGGTCGGCAAAAGGTAAAAATGGTGTTGGAATTGTTACAACAACAGGAACATCCAATGTAATTGGATATGGTACAACATCATTTAACTTCTATGAAACATCAAACTATATTCAAGTTCCAGATTCAGTCATAGGTATTGAAAAGATATTTAAGTTTGATACTAGTTCCATTTCTGGTGGAATGTTTAGTATTAAGTATCAACTATTTTTAAATGATCTATATTATTTCAACTCAGTTGAACTTTTACAATATGCTATGGTTAAAAGTTATCTTGAAGATATTGACTTCTTACTAACAACTGATAAGCAAGTTAGATTTAACAAAAGACAGAATAGATTATATCTGGACCTTGATTGGGGAGCACAGTCTGCTGGTAATTTTTTAGTTTTAGATTGTTACAGAATTTTAGATCCAACTACTCATACCAAAGTTTATAATGATAGTTTCTTAAAAAGATATCTTACAGCACTAATTAAGAGACAGTGGGGTCAAAACTTAATTAAATTTAGAGGAGTTAAACTTCCTGGTGGTATTGAATTTAATGGCAGAGAAATTTATGAAGACGCAGAAAGAGAACTAGATGAAATAACTAAGAGAATGTCAATGGATTATGAACTTCCACCATACGACTTTATTGGGTAATGGCACTTAATCCATTTTTCCTACAAGGAACATCATCTGAACAGAGATTGATTCAGGACTTAATAAATGAGCATCTTAGGATGTATGGTGTTGAAGTCATTTATATACCAAGAAAATTTGTAAATAGAAAAACTATCATAGAAGAAGTTCAATCTTCAAGATTTGATGATAATTTTGCGATTGAAGCATATGTAAATACTTACGATGGTTATTCTGGTGCGGGAGATATTTTAACAAAATTTGGAATGAGTCTTAGAGATGAATTATTGATTACAATATCAAAAGAAAGATTTGAAGATTTTATCGCTCCATTTATGGGAGCATTAGATGATGGAAGTGGTGAAGGTGAAATTATATTATCTACTCGCCCAAGAGAGGGGGACTTAATTTACTTTCCACTTGGAGAAAGAATTTTTGAAGTTAAGTTTGTTGAACATGAAAATCCTTTTTATCAACTAGGTAAAAATTATGTTTATGAATTGAAGTGTGAACTATTTGAATATGAGGATGAAATTATTGATACTTCTATTGAAGAAGTAGATACACAAGTTGAAAATGAAGGATATATTACTACACTAAAACTGATTGGTGTTGGTAGAACTGCAACAGCATCTGCCACAATTGGTAGTGGATATGTTAGGGAAATTTTCCTTAATAATGATGGATATGGATATACTTCCACACCTGTAGTTGCTATAAGTAGTTCTCCCACTGGACAACCAGGAGATAATGCAACAGCGGTTGCACTAATGTCAGTTAGAAATGGAATTAGATCTGTTGATAGAATTTATTTGACTAATGCAGGTGCTGGATATAGCACTCCACCAACTATAAGAATTACTGGTGGTGGTGGAGCAGGTGCTGCTGCTACTTGTTCAATCGAAACTTCATATAATGGTGTAGTTAGATTTATTGTTAATGATAATGGTGTTGGATATGGTACTGCCCCCGTCGTTACAGTTTCAGCACCAGGACAAACTGGAATAGGTAGAACTGCTGTTGGTATTGCCTCTATTGGACTTGTCGGATCTGATAGCGTAGTTCGTTTAGTATACGTTGCAAATCCAGGAATAGGATACACTTCAAATCCAACTGTGGTTATTGCAAATCCAGAAACACTTACGGGTATTGGAACTTTCTTATTCAACGAAGTCGTTAGAGGATCTAGATCTCAAATTAGAGCAAGAGTTAAATCGTGGGATAAAGATACCAACATTCTCAAGGTTGCTAATTTAGGTATTGGAGCAACACAACCATTATTTTTACCAGGCGAAAATATTATTGGAACAGAGTCGGGAGCGATATTTACTGTTCAATATTTTGATCAAATGGATACATATGATAAATATAGTCAAAATGATGAGATTGAAGAAGAAGCAGATCTCATTTTAGACTTTACAGAATCAAATCCATTTGGTACTTATTAATGTTAGGAACGTACTATTATCACGAAATCATAAGAAAGACTATAATAGCTTTCGGAACATTATTTAACCAAATTCACATTCGCCATACCGATCAAAACGGTAATAGCATAAGTGATATGAGAGTTCCTATCGCTTATGGTCCGAGACAAAAGTTTCTTGCAAGAATTCAACAGCAACCAGAATTAAATAAAGCGACTCAGATTTCACTGCCAAGAATGTCATTTGAGATGACTTCTATACAATATGATCCAAGTAGAAAGTCGAGTGTTGTTCAAACTTTCAAGACCTGTGATGTTAATGGTAATGTAAAAAAAGTTTTTATGCCAGTTCCCTATAATATTGGGTTTGAACTTAATATTTTAACTAAATTAAATGATGATGCTCTACAAATTATTGAGCAAATTTTACCATATTTCCAACCAGGATTTAATGTAACAATAGATATGATTGAATCTATTGGTGAGAAAAAAGATGTTCCGATGGTTTTGGAAAGTATAAATTTTCAGGATGATTATGAAGGTGATTTTTCAACAAGAAGAGCGTTAATATATACATTATCATTCACAGCAAAAACATATCTGTTTGGTCCAGTTGCTGATAGTACTGATGGACTAATTCGTAAGATTCAAGTTGATATGTACACCAGTACAGATACAGAAAATGCTAAAAGAGAACTTAGATATACATTACGTCCAATTCCAACTGATGCAGGTCCAGATGATAACTTTGGATTTGACGAAAGATGGGAATTCCTCGATGATTCGAGAGAATATAGTCCAACACGCAAAATAGATGTTTGATAGATTATGTCAGAAAATTATGATAGTATCGATAACGCTTTAAACATTAAGAGTGAAATCGTAAACGTAGAGAAAGAAACTCCTATCGTTAAAGTAGAATCTACTAGCGATGGAGATATTAGAAAAGATTATGAGTATACTAGGGCAAACTTATATTCTCTTATAGAAAAGGGTCAAGAAGCAATTAATGGAATAATGGAGCTTGCTGCTGAAAGTGATCAACCAAGAGCATATGAAGTTGCGGGTCAATTAATTAAAAGTGTTGGAGATGTAACTGATAAACTTATTGATTTACAAAAGAAACTCAAAGATGTTGAAGAAGATGTGGTAAAAACAACAAATAATGTTACTAACAATGCGGTGTTTGTTGGTTCAACATCAGAACTGTCTAAACTTCTGAAACAAGGTTTTCTAAATAATAAAGAGTAAACTTTTCAGATGTATGAGTTGGTCTAATGATTACAAAAAATCAATAGACTGTAAAAATCCAAAGGGTTTTTCTCAAAAGGCACATTGTGCTGCCAGAAAGAAAAGACAAAGAGGCGAAGAGACAAAATCAATGTCACCATTTAACGAAGACGTGCAAAGTGTAAAGAAGATTAAGTTCTCCAAATTTACACACAAAACTCCCCATCTAAAAGGCGGTCAACACGTTTTAGATCCAAATGTGGATTTAAAGCAATTAGTTCATCACGCAACTGTTCAGTATCTTGATCGTGATGCTGATGGTGATATTGACATCTATGATGCTTCTAGTAAAAAAACACCTGATGAAAATGTTATGAGTGCTCCTGGTGAAGCACAAAAGAGATCTTTGAAACTAATTGCAAAGCAAAAAGGTGAAATGCTTCATACAAAAAGAGGCTCAGCATTTGAAGGTGTTGAAATGAGATATTGCAAACTTTGCAGAAAAATGGAAGCAAGAACGGATTGTTCATATGGACCTACAATGTGGGATAAGTATTCGGTAGCAAAAGTTCATCCAGCCAACGAAGCGAAAGATCACGAGTATTCAATGGCTCGTTCGGAACTCTCTACCATTGTTAATGGTGCCAAGAGACTTCAGAAAAAAATGAAGAAAGGTGAAGGTGAGATTGAGGCTTGGGTTCAGTCAAAAATCACCAAAGCAGCAGATTATATTGATTCGGCAGCAGATTATGTTGATAGTGGTGAAATGAATAAGGAAGAAGTTGAAATATTAGAAGGTAAAAGAGACGGTAAATCTGCAAAGGATCCTGGTTATTCATTAAGAGATTGGTTTAAAGGTGGTGGATGGGTTCAGGCAGGTGGTAAGTATGATGGTAAACCTTGTGCCAAACAACCAGGTCAAAAAACAAAGCCATTCTGCCGCGATGCCGATGATCGTGCTGCAATGAGCAAATCTGAAAGAACAAGAAGAGCAGCAAAAAAGCGTAAAGAAGATCCAAATCCAAATAGAAGTGGAAAAGCAAAATTTGTAAGTGCTTCTTATGAACCACAAGGTCAGCAACTTGATGAGTTATGGGGAAAGGTTGCTCTTGGTGCAGGTGCAATGTTTATTCCATATCTTTTGAAAAAATTTGCAAAACCTGCTGTAGATAAAGTAATTAATGAACCAGCAACTGGATCTGGAACTTTAGTTGATAAATTAAAGCAGAAAAGAGATACTATCAATCAGATGAATTCTTATGAATTACAAGGTGAAGTGATTGATGAAGCAGGAAAAAAATGCTGGAAAGGATATAAGAAGGCAGGAACTCAAACACTTTTTGGAAAAACTTATAATCGCTGCGTAAAGGAAGAAGTTTGTCCCGTTTGTGGATATGATCCCTGCGAATGTTTAGAAGGATCTCTCCAAGAGAAAAAAGATGCTTGCTATCATAAAGTAAAGTCACGTTATAAAGTTTGGCCAAGTGCATATGCATCTGGTGCATTAGTTAAGTGTCGTAAAGTTGGAGCAGATAGTTGGGGAACTAAATCAGAAAGCACTGATGCACTTGGATATGATTGGGATACACCAATTAGAGAAAGACCAGATAGATATTGCCCCAAATGTGAAAAACTAGAACTAAGAAATGAATGTAAATATGGAACTAGATACTGGGATATGTTTTCACTTCCAGCAGAATTGATCGGATCAAAAAAAGAATATAATATAACTATGCCTTATGCAGGCAATGTGAAAGAAAAATATCAGTTTTCAAATTGGAGAGAAGAACTTGCAGAGGACTGGCAAAAAGTTAATCGTCAAGACAAAACTGATGGATTAAGTCCCGCTGCAGTAAAAGCATATCGTCGTGAGAATCCAGGTTCAAAACTTCAAACTGCAGTAACTGAAAAGAAACCAAAAGGTAAGAGAGCAAAGCGTCGTGCATCATTCTGCCGCAGAATGAAGGGTATGAAGTCTAAACTGACTTCTGCAAAAACTGCAAGAGATCCAGATTCAAGAATTAACAAAGCACTACGTCGTTGGAGGTGTAACTAATGAAATCTTTTAGAGAGTTTCTTTCCGAAAGTGTAAATATAGCAGGTGACTTTAATGGAAACCTTTATATTAATGGTTCTGAACAACAATCAGAACCTGTTGGAGAATCTTTCTTTGCTGACGTAGTTTGGGAAGGAAAGATGTATCGTTTAGAAGTTGAAGGTAAGATGATGCATAAAAATGAACTTGCTGAACAAATTCAAGAAGAATATCCTGGTGCAATTGTTCATAACATTTATCCTTCACAATCACAAAGTTCTTTAAGAATCAAAAATTCACAAAGATATCAACCAGAAAGACTGACTTGGACTGATTAATTATGGCACAATGGAATAAGAATACACAGGACTTTCTGAATCAAGAAAGAACTTTATTTGAAGTTAATGGTGTTGCTACCAGAGACGGAAAAATTGTAGATAAATTTAATCGGTTTCCAGTAGATGTTCTTCCAGCAAATGCAGATGCTTTTGGAAGAACAAGAGTATCAAACCCATTAACACTTTTCGATTCATCTCATAGGTACAGAGATAATAACCTGTGGGATAGTTTAATAGTTGGAACTGGTTCTACTGTTGGATTTGCAACTACAGCAGGTTTGGTTGATATGACTGTTGGTGTTGGAAGCACCGCATCAGTTATCAGAGAAACTACAAAAGTATTTTCATATCAACCAGGAAAATCTCTGTTGACTATGAATACTTTTATATTGAATCCACCAAAAGAAAATCTAAGGCAAAGAGTTGGGTATTTTGGTGCCGATAATGGAATATATTTTGAGGTTGATGGTACTACAGCATATTTTGTAGAAAGAAGTTTGTCATTAGGAACAGAAACAAGAGTTGCTCAATCAAATTGGAATATTGATAAGTTAGATGGAACAGGTGTTTCTGGAATTACCTTAGACCTATCCAAAGCACAAATTCTTTGGATGGATATTGAATGGTTAGGACTTGGAAATGTAAGACTTGGATTTATAATTAATGGAAATTTTATTCACGCACATACTTTCCAACACGCAAATATAATTCAATCAACATATATTACAACAGCATCACTTCCTTTGAGGTATGAAATTAGCAACACTGGAATTACAACGAGTACAAGCACACTAAAACAAGTTTGTTCTACAGTAATTTCCGAAGGCGGATACGAACTTCGTGGATTGCAGCAAGCAGTTTCAACACCTATTACAGCACCAGTAGATTTGCCAACTCCTGCTGGGACATATTATCCAGTCATTTCCATTAGACTTAAAGCACCAATTAATGGACAACCAGATAGATTAGATGCAATTGTTATTATGACGGCACTATCAATTATGGGAACTGGAAATGGTCCCCAATATAATTGGCAGGTGAGAGCAAGTGCAACTACATCGGGAGGAACTTGGGTGAGTGCTGGAACAGACTCTGCGATTGAATATAAAATAGATGGTGGAACCGTTAGTGGTGGAAGAGTCCTAGCATCTGGATTCCTTACGTCGGCAAACCAATCATCACAATCAGTAGATATTCTTAAAGAAGCACTCTTCAAGTTTCAGTTAGAAAGAAATGGATTAACTAAAACTCCATATGAACTAACGTTAGTTGCGGCATCTGATACTGCGGGTGCTGATATTTTTGCTTCATTAGACTGGGAAGAAATTAGTAGGTAATTAATTATGAGTGAAGTTTATCTTGTATAAATATTTTTTAGATTGGGATTGAAATGTGTCTGCTATTATTAAAGTTCCAAGAGAAAGATTAAGTCCTAAAACAGTAAGAAATATTGCTCGCAAAAATTGGGGATTGACTTGGGAACAAATGAAAGGTATGGATGTTCATCATTTCCCACCAAGATGTGAAGGTGGAAAAGATATACCAGAGCATTTATATGTTTGTAGTAGAGAACTACATAAGTATGGGTGGCATAATGATGCTTGGTTTATGGAAAATTTAAATAAGGCAACTCAAAAAAATATTGGTAGGAAACATAGTAAAGAAACTTGTAGAAAGAAAAGTGAGGCACTGAAAGGTCGCTCTTTTGGTCATAAGTATGAGGGTGGAGAAAAACACCCAAACAGTAAAAGAGTTTCCATCAATGGGAGAGTTTATGTTTCTCAACAAGAAGCAGCAGATGATGTTGGAATAACAATACAAGGTCTTTCATATAGAATGAAACACTGGGGTCCAGACAGGGGGTATGAGTATGTCTAGTGATGTTTATTTGGGTAATCCTCTGCTCAAAAAAGCCAACACGCCTATTGAGTTTACGGAAGAACAGATTATTGAGTTCTTAAAATGTAAAGAAGATCCTGTATATTTTGCTAGAAATTATATTAAGATTGTGTCTCTTGATCACGGTCTAGTTCCTTTTGAGATGTACCCATTTCAGGAGAGATTAATTGAAAATTTCCACAAAAATAGATTTAATATTTGTAAGATGCCACGTCAAACTGGTAAGTCTACTACTTGTGTATCATATCTTCTGCACTACGCTGTTTTTAACGATAATGTTAACATCGCCATCTTAGCAAACAAAGCATCAACTGCTAGGGATCTTCTAGGAAGATTACAACTTGCTTATGAAAACTTGCCGAAGTGGATGCAACAAGGTATTATATCGTGGAACAAAGGTAGTTTAGAATTAGAAAATGGCTCCAAGATTTCATCTAACTCTACTTCTTCATCTGCTGTCAGAGGCGGATCCTATAATGTCATCTTTCTTGACGAGTTCGCTTTCATCCCGAATCACATTGCTGATGACTTCTTTGCCTCTGTTTATCCTACTATTTCTTCTGGACAGAGCACGAAGGTAATCATCGTTTCAACGCCACGCGGTATGAATCATTTCTACCGTATGTGGCACGATGCTGAACGCAACAAGAATGAATATGTGCCAACTGATGTTCATTGGTCAGAAGTTCCTGGTAGAGATGAGGCGTGGAAAGAGCAGACTATTGCCAACACTTCTGAACAGCAGTTCAAAGTTGAGTTTGAATGTGAATTCTTAGGATCTGTCAATACTCTTATCAATCCATCAAAATTAAGAAATCTTGTCTATGAAGATCCTATAAAGAGAAATGCTGGATTAGACATTTATCAAAATCCAATAGAGGAAAATAATTATTTGATTACAGTTGACGTTGCTCGTGGATTAGGTAACGATTATTCTGCTTTTATTGTTTTTGATATTACACAGTTTCCATATAAGGTTGTTGCAAAGTATAGAAATAATGAAATTAAACCAATGCTATTTCCTAGCATTATTCACGAAGTTGCCAAAGGATATAATGATGCTTGGTTATTAATTGAGGTAAATGATATTGGCGATCAAGTTGCAAGTATTCTTCACTTTGATCTCGAGTATGATAATGTTTTGATGTGTGCGATGCGTGGTCGTGCAGGTCAAATTGTTGGATCTGGATTTAGTGGGAAGAAATCGCAGTTGGGAGTAAGAATGACTTCTGCTGTGAAAAAGTTGGGATGCTCTAACTTAAAAACTCTATTAGAAGATGATAAGTTACTGACTGTTGATTATGACATTATATCAGAACTTACAACATTTGCACAGAGGCATAATTCATTTGAAGCAGAAGAAGGATGTAATGATGACTTGGCAATGTGTCTTGTTATATTCTCTTGGTTAGTTGCTCAAGATTACTTCAAAGAAATGACGGACAATGATGTTCGTAAGAGAATCTATGAAGAGCAAAAAAACCAGATTGAGCAGGATATGGCACCATTTGGATTTATTTTGGATGGTCTGGATGAAGAAATTTTTGTTGATGAGAAGACGGGAGATAGGTGGATTAATGCAGCATCGAAGGATAATAATTTGGAAGTTTGGAATTTAGATGAATATGGAGACAGATCTTATATGTGGGATTATCGATAATGGATTTCGATATAGACATAGATGATCAACTCAATACTCAACACCTACTTTTTTTAGAACGCCAATGCAGGGTCTGCAAAAAGACTAAAAGTCTGATAGATGACTTTTATCTTACTAGAAAAGGAAGAGGTATTTTCCCATCAGCGTACTCATATGAGTGCAAAGAGTGTACTAAAAAGAGAATTATAGAGAAACGAAAGAGTAATTTAGATATAATAAATTGGGAATATCCAGACTGGTAGTTGTTCACGCACTGTTTCCCCAATGAAAGTAGTCTTTTTCATAAATATTTTTAGATTAATTCTGGATGGAGAATAAAGATGCCTCTAAATTTAGCATCTCCTGGAATTCTAGTAAGAGAGGTTGATTTAACTATTGGAAGAATTGATCCAGTTTCTGGGTCAATTGCTGGTATTGTAGCTCCTTTTGCGAAAGGACCTGTTGGTGTTCCTCAACTCATAGAAAACGAGAACGACCTGTATCAAACTTTTGGACAACCATATTCGGTTGATAAGCACTACGAGCACTGGATGGTTGCGTCATCATATCTTGCTTATGGCGGATTGATGAGAGTTGCGAGAGCAGATGATCAACAGTTAAAAAATGCTTTTGTCGGTGCTGGTACTAGCATTAAGATTAAGAGCGAAGAGCATTATGTTCAGTTGGGATACGATTTAAATGTTATTCCAAACTTTACCTTCGTTGCCAAAAACCCAGGAACTTGGGCAAATGGTGTTAAGGTTGCAATCATTGATGGAAAAGCAGATCAAATTCTGACAGGTATTTCTACATCTAATGTTCAAGTTGGATACGGATTTACTGTTGCAATTCCCGATGGCACAGTTTTACCTGGAATTGGTATAACATCACTTATCGGTGGTTACTTTAAAGGAATTATTACCGAAGTTGGTGATGGTGAAATTTCAACCAAACTGGTGGGTGTCGTAACCGCAACTGGCGGTATGGTAAATGTTGATTATCAACAGAATGGAATATACGCACTTCCACAAACTGGAGCAGTCGCAATCCACACAAATGGTGTAGGAACTGCATTTACAAGTAGATCATATACTGGAGAAAAAGATTGGTTCGAAAATCAATCAATCACTCTAAGTGTAGGTAAGATTGATTGGGATTCGATTGCAAATAAACCTGGAACTTCGGCGTTTGTTTCTGGAAGAGGTGGAAGATTTGACGAAATGCATATTGTTCTAATTGATGATAAAGGAACAATTACTGGTAATGCAGGTACTATCTTAGAAAAGCATCTTGCTCTTTCAAAAGCAAATGATGCAGAATATTCAGTAGGAAGTACTTCTTATTGGAGAAAATATCTTGAAACTAATTCAAGATACATTTTTGGTGGATCGGAACCAGTTGGAATTGTTACAACTGGATTCAGTGGAAATGGTGTTCCACAGTTCGAACTAAATGATGATGCTGGATGGGATCAACCTGCACAAAACGTAGTTTTTGCTGGAACAGGATCAAATACTTATACTCTTGCAGGTGGTTTAAATTATCAAGGAAAAACTGATCTGTTAACAACAGGGGCACTATATTCTGGATTAGACGATATTATAAGTGGTCTTGAACTATTCGAGAACACTGAGGAAATTGAAGTTGATTTCATTCTAATGGGATCAGCAAATTATAGAAAGGATGAGGCACAGGCACTAGCAAACGCTTGCGTTGCGATTGCAGAGTATAGAAAAGATGCTGTTGCATTTATTTCACCATATAGACAAGCATTCTTGAATGATTCTTCTGTTGGAACAGTAACTGTAAATAACATCGATACCATTACAGATAATGTCGTAAGTTTTTATGCACCAATAACCTCAACAACTTATGGAATCTTTGATAGTGGTTATAAGTACATGTATGACAGATTTAATGATACATTTAGATATGTTCCACTAAATGGAGATATTGCTGGATGCTGTGCAAGAACTGATATTCAACAGTTCCCATGGTTCTCTCCCGCAGGAACTTCAAGAGGAGCAATTCTAAATGCAGTTAAACTTGCATACAATCCAGGCAGAAGACAAAGAGACATTCTGTATTCTAACAGAATTAACCCAGTAATCTTCTCACCAGGTGCAGGTATTGTTCTCTTCGGTGATAAAACTGGATACGGTAAGTCATCGGCGTTCGATAGAATCAACGTTCGCAGACTCTTCATCTATCTGGAAGATGCAATTTCTTTTGCTGCTAAGGACTTCCTCTTTGAATTCAACGATGAAATTACAAGAACCAGTTTTGTAAATATTGTTGAACCTTTCCTACGCGATGTTCAGTCCAAGAGAGGTATCTTTGATTATGTTGTTATTTGTGATGAAACAAACAATACTGGGGAAATCATTGATGCGAATGAATTCATCGCAGACATTTACATCAAACCAGCAAGATCGATTAACTTCATCGGTCTGACCTTCATTGCCACCAGAACTGGTGTTGCATTTGAAGAAGTAATCGGTTCCGTTTAATTAAACTAGAGGTTTAGAACTATGCCAGCTAGAAATCAAATTAATCCACCCCCACTAAGGAAGATCACCGACTTTAAAAATAAGTTAACTGGTGGTGGTGCTCGCCCTAACCTCTTTGAGGTTGTCCTTACTTTCCCAGATGCTGCTACTCCAAATACAACAACGATTGAAAAATCTAGATTTATGATCAAGGCAGCTAACCTGCCTGCATCAAACGTTGCTCCAATTGATGTTCCTTTTAGAGGTAGAATTCTAAAAGTTGCAGGAGACAGAACCTTTGATTCTTGGACGGTTACCGTTATCAACGACACTGATTTCTCTATTCGTTCCGCTTTTGAAAAGTGGATGAATACATTTAACAGATTGTCCGATAACACTGGTTTAACCAATCCAGCAGATTATCAGTCCGATGCTTATGTTTATCAATTAGATCGTGACGGATCTGTACTAAGATCATATAGAATGTATGATTTGTTCCCAACTCAGGTATCTCCTATTGAACTTTCATATGATGCTCAGGGTATCGAAGAGTTTACAGTAGAACTTCAAGTTCTTTGGTGGGAAGCAATTAAAGGAACTGGCACAAATGCTGGTGGTGAAGATATTAACTAAATAATAGAATAAAGAGTCAAAAGATTATACTATGGCAAAACTTTTTGGTTTTTCTATTGATAGTAACAAAAACCAATCTCCTTCGGTAGTATCCCCCGTACCTCAAACCAATGAGGACGGGGTTGATAATTATATTGCTAGTGGATTTTATGGTCAATATATTGATATCGAAGGAGTTTATCGAACAGAGCATGATTTAATCAAAAGATACAGGGAAATGGCACTTCACCCAGAGTGTGATGGTGCCATTGAAGATGTTGTCAACGAAGCTATTGTTAGTGATCTATACGATTCTCCAGTAGAGATTGAACTTTCTAATTTGAATGCTAGCGAATCACTTAAAAAGAAAATAAGAGAAGAATTTAGATATCTAAAAGAAATCATGGACTTTGATAGAAAGTGCCATGAGATTTTTAGAAACTGGTATATTGATGGAAGAATTTATTATTTGAAGGTCATTGATCTTAAGAATCCTCAGGCAGGAATTCAGGATCTAAGATACATTGATCCTATGAAGATGAAGTATATTCGTCAGGAAAAGAAAAATAATAAAGATCCTTATGCTAGAGTAAATTCAAGAAACACTGAAAACTCTCTACCCCATAGTCCAGAATTTGAAGAGTATTTCTTATATACTCCAACACCAAATTATCCAACAGGAATGATTTCAGGCGCTGGTTCTGGAAAATCAGTTAAGATTGCAAAAGACTCAGTTGTATATTGCACTTCTGGTCTTGTAGACAGAAATAAAAATACTGTTCTTTCTTATCTTCATAAAGCAATCAAAGCACTCAATCAACTGAGAATGATTGAGGACTCTCTTGTTATTTACAGATTATCAAGAGCACCTGAAAGAAGAATTTTCTATATTGATGTTGGCAACCTTCCAAAGGTAAAAGCGGAACAATACCTTAAAGAGGTTATGTCTCGTTATAGAAATAAACTTGTATATGATGCTTCAACTGGTGAAGTTCGTGATGACCGCAAGTTTATGTCTATGATGGAAGATTTTTGGTTACCTCGCCGTGAAGGTGGTAGAGGAACTGAAATCACCACTCTTCCTGGTGGGCAAAATCTTGGAGAACTTGCCGATATTGAATACTTCCAGAAAAAACTGTATAGAGCACTTGGAGTTCCAGAATCAAGAATTGCTGGAAGTGGTGATGGATTTAATCTCGGAAGATCATCGGAAATTTTAAGAGACGAACTTAAATTTGCAAAGTTTGTTGGTCGTTTGAGAAAGAGATTTGCTCAAATGTTCAATGATATGTTGAAAACGCAATTGATTCTCAAAAACATTGTCAGTCCAGAAGATTGGGATGTAATGTCAGATCATATTCAATATGATTTCTTATACGATAATCAATTTGCTGAACTTAAAGAGTCAGAACTTCTAAATGGACGTTTAGGAACACTTGCAACAATTGAACCTTACATTGGAAAATATTTCTCAACAGAATATGTAAGAAAGAAAATTCTTCGTCAAACTGATTCAGAAATCATTGAGATTGATGAGCAGATTGAGGATGAAATTCAAAAAGGAATTCTTCCAGATCCTTCAATGGTTGATCCAATCACTGGTGCTCCATTACCACAACCTGGTGAAGGAAATGGTATGGCAGGAATGGGTCAAGATGCAATGGGAATGGGTGAGATTCCAACAGAGCCAGGTCTAGATGCACAAGCAAATGTAACAGACGCCCAAATGCAAAAAGATGCTAAAAAGGCTGAGATATAAATAAATTTATAATTAATAAAACAATTTTATGGAAGATCTTATCGACTTGATCGCAACTGATGCATCAGCATCGGATGTTCGTGACAAAATTCACGATATTCTTTATTCAAAAGCAGCAGAGAGAATTGAACTCGCAAAACCATACGTAGCATCGTCTATGTTTGGTGAGTCTGAAGTAGAAGAAACAGAGGATCAAGAATAATGGCCAATAGAATTAAAGTTCTTGGGGCAGAAGCAGCACTTCCAACTACAACCGGAACGGCGACTAGTTTTAGTTCGGCAACGGTTGTTCGTTTAGTTAATACTGCACCGACCACAGAATATCTAGTTACAGTGGTCGAAACACAGGGTGGAACCGTTGTTGGTTCTTTCACTCTACCTCGACTACAAACTGAACTTTTGGAAAAATTACCATCACATTGTGTGTATGCGGCGAATGCTGCTGTTTTGGGAGCAAAAGTAGGATTCACAAACTAAAACAATGAAACTCATCACAGAAGAAATTCAAAAGGTAGAATTTATTACCGAAGGCAAAGGTTTAAAGCAAAAAATGTATATTGAAGGTGTTTTCCTTCAAGGTGATATTTGCAACCGTAATGGAAGAATGTATCCAATGGAAACACTCTCCCGTGAGGTAAAAAGATATACCGAATCTTTTATTAATAAAGGTCGTGCTCTTGGTGAACTTGGACACCCTGATGGACCAACAGTCAACCTTGATCGTGTTTCTCATAAAATTGTTTCTCTCACTGCAGAAGGAACAAACTTTAGAGGTAAGGCACAACTTCTCGAAACTCCAATGGGTAAGATTGCAAAATCTCTTATTGGTGAAGGAGTTTGTCTTGGCGTTTCTTCTCGTGGTGTTGGTTCATTAAAGATGACCAATGAGGGTCATAAAATTGTTGGCGAAGATTTTATGCTAGCAACTGCTGCTGATATTGTTGCCGATCCTTCTGCACCTGATGCTTTTGTTCAGGGAATTATGGAAGGTAAAGAGTGGGTTTGGGAAGGGGGAATTCTTCGTGAAAGACTTGCAGAACAAACTCAAAAGAGAATTAATACTCTGGTTGATCAAAGAAGACTTGAAGAGCATAAGTTGAATTTATTCAACGAATTTCTTTCAAATCTTTAATTTATAAATAAATATAGATTATCTAAGAATCTAAACAAAAATGTCCGTTGGTAGAAATTTACAAGAAATGGAAAACGTAGTAACCAAAGGGGCTGCACCTGCCGATCCAATGCCACAAACTGGCATCGAGTACGAAGATTTAGGTGGTCCTACTCCCGAAAATTATCGTCCAGATGACGATTCTTCTAAACTCAAAGACCCATCTGCAACTCTTGCTCAGGTAAGAGACATTGTTAATGCGAAAGCAATGAAAGCAGAAGAGACTGAGATTGAAGATGAAGTCATTGAAGAGGAAACCGAAGAGGAAGAGACCGACCTCGAAGGTGAGGAAGGTGGTGAAGATTCAGAAGAAGATACCGCCGAAGAAGAAGTAGAAGAAGTAGAAGAAGAGTTTAACATCGATGAAGATGTAAACGCTCTTCTCGAAGGTGAGGAGCTTTCTGAGGAATTCCAAGAGAAAGCACGCACCATCTTCGAAGCAGCGATTAAGTCGAAAGTTGCCGAAATCAAAGAGTCTCTCCAAGAGTCATATGCAGTTGCTCTTGTAGAAGAACTCAATGCTATCAAATCGGAACTTACCGAAAGAGTCGATGCATATCTTGAGTATGTCGCTGATGAGTGGTTCCAAGAGAATGCACTCGCAGTTGAGCACGGTCTTAAGACCGAAATGACCGAATCATTCCTCGTTGGAATGAAGAGTCTTTTTGAAGATCATTATGTAACAATCCCTGAAGATAGATATGATGTAATCGAGAGCATGGTAGATAAACTTGATGAAATGGAAGAAAAACTCAACGAGCAAATTCAAAGAAATGTTGCTCTTAATAGGAGATTAGCCGAGTCAGTTGCTGATGTAATCTTTGCAGAAGTCACTGAGGGTCTTGCACTTTCTCAGAAGGACAAACTCGCTTCTCTTGCCGAAAATGTTGAGTTTGAAAGTGAGGCAGACTATCGTGAGAAGCTAGTAACATTGAGGGAATCATATTTCCCATCAAAAACTGGTACTCAAAGAGATCATTCAGAGTCAATTTCTGAAGAGACAACTGAGCAATCGGCACCAGTTTCTGGTCTGATGGAATCATATCTTCAGACTCTGAATAGAGTTTCTAAAAAGTGATTTTTAGATTATAAGTTCAAACTAAATTTTCCAAAGAGGTAAAGTACAATGCAAATGTTCAACCAAGAACATCTGCAGGAGAAGTGGGCACCCCTCCTAGACTACGAAGGTCTTGATCCAATCAAAGATTCACATCGTAGAATGGTAACTGCCGTTCTCCTGGAGAACCAAGAAAGAGCTCTTCGTGAAGAGCGTGAGTTTCTATACGAAGCTCCAACCGTAAATACTCAAACAACTGGAACCCCTGGTTTCAGTGCAAATGCTGGATCACCTGTCGCTGGTTTCGACCCTGTTCTAATCAGCCTCATCCGTCGTGCAATGCCTAACCTGGTCGCTTATGACCTCGCAGGCGTTCAGCCAATGAACGGACCTACTGGACTCATCTTTGCAATGCGTTCACGCTACACCAATCAGTCTGGTGCTGAAGCATTCTATGATGAAGCAAATACCGCATTCTCTGGTCAGAATGCTGCTCTGGGTCTTACCGATGGATTCACCGATTCTTCGGTTGGTCTTGGTACTACTGCTCAGCAAGGAACCAATCCTGGTCTACTCAACCCAATCGCTAGCGCAACCGGCACTACCTACAACGTAGGTCAGGGTATGCGTACCGATGACGCAGAAGACCTCGGCACCCAAACTGGTGGTGCATTCAACGAGATGGCATTCTCAATCGAGAAAGTCACCGTTACTGCTAAGTCAAGAGCTCTGAAAGCCGAGTACTCACTCGAGCTTGCACAAGACCTGAAGGCAATTCATGGTCTGAATGCAGAAGCAGAACTCGCTAACATTCTTTCAAGCGAGATTCTTGCTGAAATCAACCGCGAAGTTATTCGTACCATCTATAACGTTGCAGAAACTGGCGCTACCGTCAATACCGCAACCGCAGGTACCTTCGACCTCGACGTTGACTCCAATGGTCGTTGGTCAGTTGAGAAGTTCAAGGGTCTTATCTTCCAAATCGAGCGCGATGCTAACGCAATCGCACAAAGAACTCGTAGAGGGAAGGGCAACATGATCATGTGCTCAGCAGACGTTGCTTCAGCACTGACCATGGCTGGCGTCCTCGATTACACCCCTGCACTCAATGCTAACCTGAACGTTGATGACACTGGTAACACCTTCGCTGGTGTTCTTGCTGGTAAGTTCCGCGTATACATCGATCCATACGCTGCTAACGTATCTGCTAACCAGTACTACGTTGTTGGTTATAAGGGTTCTTCACCTTATGACGCTGGTATCTTCTACTGCCCATATGTACCTCTACAGATGGTACGTGCCGTTGGCGAGAACACCTTCCAGCCAAAAATTGGCTTCAAGACCCGTTATGGAATTGTTGCCAACCCATTCGCAAAAGGTGCTACCCTCACCAATCCTGGTGTTCTGGAGAGAAACTCAAACGTTTACTACAGAAGAGTCAAGGTTGCAAACCTCATGTGATCACGGATCACAATTCCATACCAGAGGGTCTTCGGACCCTCTTTTTTTATCTAAATAGAAATAAAAAAATGAAAACCTTTAAAGAGTTCATTTCAGAAGCAGAATATCACCCCGTTAATGCTCGTCAGACAATTCCTTTAGATCAAAAATCTCAAGCCGCATTAAATGCATCTAGATCTGGAGGAGGTAAAAAATTACCACCAATTAAGTTTAGTTTGCAAACAGTTCAACAATTAAAGTGATCTAATGGCATCAGCATTTAGCAATCAAATACAAAATAGAAATTTTTTATCTCCTGTAGGATTTAAATTTAGTTTAGTAAAATATCCTAAGGTTTCATTTTTCTGCAATTCCACCAGGATACCAGAAATTGTTCTTGGTACAGCAATTCAAACAACGTATTTGAAAAATATTGATATTCCTGGAGAGAAATTGACTTATGGTGATTTTAGTCTAAGATTTCTTGTTGATGAAAATCTTGAAAACTATATGGCAATTCATAATTGGTTGACTGGACTAGGATTTCCAGAAACTCCAGCACAATTTAAAGAGCAAGTTACAAATCGGGATGGTCTTAGAGATTTAAATGAGCAATATAGTGATGGATCATTAAGTATTTTAAATTCAAATTACAACGTAATTGCAAACGTAAAATTTCAAGATTTATATCCAACTTCATTAACTTCTTTAGAATTTGATTCCACGATAACAGACATCCAGTACTTTACAGCAGAGGTCACTTTCAAGTATACTGTCTATAATATTGTCAATCCAAACGGAATTCCCTTATGAATCTTGA